TACTTAAAATCATTTATATTTAATTCTACTGAGTTCATTCAAACACCCCACTTTTATAATATTTATAAGGTAACATCTTATGATGTTACCTCTTCTGTTGAAATAGTACCGTCATCAGCAACTAAAATTTTCCAAGTTTTTGTATCTGATTTAACTATTGGTGGATTACCAAATCTACCTGCTTGTATTTGTACCCAAGTACCATCTTCTTTAGTGTATTCAGTATAATCTGATTTAGAAACATCAGCATCCCATATCCAATCAAATTTTGTCCCATTATTATAATAATCTTCTACAAGATTTAAAATATCCATCATATTAGTATCAGCATCATCCCATACTAATCTTTTTTCAGTTGCTGCGGCATCATCATCTGTTTCATTGCCGTCACTATCTAATAAAGTTTCATTTGCTTCACTAGGAATTATGTCATATCCACAAAATCTAAGGTTACATTTAGGGTCATACCAATTACCATCCCCATCTTTTTGAACATAAGTTTCCATATATCCACCAGTAACATTACCATCACTATCTTTATCAACAGAGATATATATTCTACCTGATGTGTACGGTTTCATATCACTTGGGTCTGTTTTATAATTATTATCAGTATCAGATTCTACCCAAGTTTCTACAACTTTTTTATATGTATCATAAACAGGTTGTACACTAGCAATTCTATAATACTTATCCCCATCTTCACCTAAAGCATTATCAGGTTCATCCAAGCCTTTCCAAGTTATAATAGAAGTTTTCCATACAAAACTATCAGCACCATCAGCAATAGGAACTTGCCCATCTAAACCTGTTGAATCATTCTTATCTGTTAGTGTTGAAGAACTTCCACTACCTCCTGCTTTCCAATCAAAACCACCTAAACCATCAGCAACAGGTACTTCACCTTCATTACCTCTAAGGAATGAATTATCATATAATAAACCCTCAGTATTAGAATCTAAAACCCAACTTCCAGATACTTTTCTCCATCTTTTATATTCATCAAAGTTATGATTAGCATCCATAACAAAGAATGGGTAAGCACCACCACCAGTACCTAAAGTAACATCATTAATAAACTTAGCAACACCAGTATTAACAATTATTTTATAGTATCTAATTGTATCATCATCACTATCATCCCAATACCACCCTTCTTCATCATTTGTATCTGTTGTATTTGGTAATAATATTTCAAAACCATTCATATTAAGTAATGAACCTTCAACAGGCTTGTAACCATTTGAACTATTATGGTCTGTTTGTATTACTATATAACTATCATCTTGTGCAACAGTTATTTTTGTTATTCTATTATCTTTCTTTAAAAAGTTTCCAGCACTTGTATCATCATCAGAACTATAAGTAGCCTCATAAGTATCATTATCATTATCATCTTTTCCATAAGCAGGATTCCATTCTAAAGTAATTCTACTAGGAATACCAATATCTTTTTGTATTATAGAATAAATATCCCCATCTACACCTAATGATACTAAAGGTTCTTCTTCTCCTTTATATACAATATTTGAAGCGGCATCAACATACCCTTTAGTAGCAATATCAAAAGCACTAGAAGGTACATAATCTTTATCCATAGGATTTCTACCATCTGACATAATAGTCTGAGGATTACCAATAATTTTTTTAGCAACTTCTCCTGGTTGCAATGAATCCCATAGTCCTGAATGTATTTCAGAAATTTTAGTTTCAATATGATATTTTGTACTATCTAATTCATCAGGTACTATACTATGATATATTTCTTCATCATTATCATAATATGCCCAAGCATATTTAGAATATCCATAACTTTTATATGAAATTTGTTTGTGATAAAAAAATCTATTTGGTAATCTTCTTGCCCAATCTATTTGTCCATTAATTCTGATATGCCCTCTAAAGAATATACCAACTGAATCAACATTATACATCTCAGCTAATGTATAAATATAATCTAAAAAAGATTCCCAATCAGAAAAACCTTGTTTTTGTATTTCTTCGTCATTAAAAGCAACTATTTCATCATCTACATACACATAAGGTGTACCATATAATGCTTCCATTCTAGGTTTAAAATATGTACCATCATAATAATCCATAAACAACCCATCAGTTGCTGTTGCATTTTCAGTTTCTACAACATCATATATTGCTTTAGAACTTCTAAAACCTGTAAATAAAGGGTCTAGGTATGTTTGTGTTGGTGAGCCAATTTCAGTTAAATCGTTACTTGAGTCTGTTATATTATAAGCAATAAAACCATCCCCTGCTATTATATAATATAATCTATCACCATAAACATATAAATCAACACCCTCTTTATTAACAATTATTTCTTTACAATCTGTTTCATCCCAAGATAATGTAACTGTATCATTATTAGCATCAATATCAAAATGTAAATTGAATATACCATTATAAACATCATAAATATAAAGATAATTATCTTTATATCCTGTTCCCATTATTCTATATTGTGTTTGCCAAGTTTCTTTTAAATTAAAATTTTCAGGGTCAACAATTTTAATACCTTTTGGAGCATCAATTATTACTAAATAACCATTTAATAACTTAATATTATAACCATTAGCTAAATAAGAATTATTAACTGTGTCCTCTACAATATTATTAACATCTGTTATATCTAATTTAATAAGATAATTTTGACCAATTACAGCTAAAGTATTTTCATCTATAAATTCAATATCAGAAAATAACAATTTTTCACCATCAGGTTTAATATAATTATATGTATTTTTAAGAACTATTGTAGTTACATCTGAAATATCCCATAAACTTAGTACACCATTACTAGTTACTGTAACAACTAAACTTCTTCCTGACCAATATCTAATACCAACTACATCACCATCAGTACTAACAGTAGCTACATCTTCACCCCACGGTTCTGTTGTGTTACTAGATTTTATTTTTAAAGTACCGCCTAAAACACCTTGTATTAAATAATAATCAGAATTATAATACCAAGCATCAACACAACTAGCATTATCACTTGTATATGCAACACGCTTCATATCACTTTCATCAGAAACATCAACAATATAAACACCATCAGTTGAATTTCCAATAAAAATATAATCATTAACTCTTTTTGTTATATTATTATAATTATTATAAGTAGGACAAAAAACACCATTAAGATACCCTAAAGTCCTAATATATCTTGAAATAGTACTATATTGTGACCAACCAGCATATTGAGAAGCACCAAAAGATTCATACATTACTGATAAATGTTTTGCTCTAATATCAATGGGTGTTTTATATGTTCTTTTAAAAGCATTATCGTGTATATTAGGATTAGCGTGTCCTGTTGTATTACCATTAGGGTTATCCTGAGTAGATATTATTGAATCATAACCATCTTCAAAATAAAAACCTGTATTCCATAGATTATACATAGAATAAAAATTACCCCAATACCCTGTTTCTTCACTTTGGTAAGGTTCTATATATCCGTGTACTGTACCTGTTGTCTCCGGCCACTCTTCATAAGAACCCTCTTCATCATTTTCCCAATGAATTAGATAAAAATCATCTGTTAATTCACTTGGAACAGCATAAGGATTTTCATCAGGGTCACTACCATCAGTAGAATAATAATGTACATCAGGATAAGAAACACCACAAGCAAAGTTTATACATTGATTTTGTTTATATCTATCAAGGTTATAATCTGAACCCATTTCATCAAAAAAGATACCATAGAATAAAGGTCTAATTCCTTCCATATCTTCAGGTTTGGGTGGTAATAAAGCACTATCAGGAGCAAATAATTCAGCCCAGTTATTTACGTGGAAACCTGTAACTTGTATAGGTTCTATTATACCACCGGCTTCTCCACCCATAGTTTGCCTAACATAACCATATACTTTAACACCTTTATCAATAGCCATCTGAGTAATCCAAGTATGTGATTGAGGGTATCCATCATCAATATCTTCTTGAGTTTTGCTATATGCTATTCTTGATATTATTAATATATCAGTATCTTTTCTGAATTGAGTTGCTGTTTCTTCATAACCTGTTATATCACCAGGACTTACCCATCCAATATAAGTATTATTCCAGCCATAAAAAACTAAAAGTCTTTCTACTCTTTTTCTAGGAATACCAGCACCTAATGTAATACTTTCTTCTACTAATAAATTCTTACAAGTAAATGTAACACATTCGCAAGTATTTCCACCTTCTACAACTTCACCACTACCACAACCACTACCATCATTGAAACAATAGTTATCTATAATATAGTTTATAGTTTCAGTATGTATTCTTAAATTTTCCTCAATTTCAAAAAGTGGTTGATTTAAGTAAGTTAAGTCTAAACATTTTGTTGAAGAGAACTTATGTACATCACCATCTACTATATGACTTGGTTTTAAAATAGCCATTTTATCTCCTTATTTAATTCTATAAATATTTATAAAAGGATTTAATTTTGAATAAAAGAAATTTTACACATAATAGTAATTTTGTTTTTGCTAGTAATTTATTTGAAGATAAAGAAGTAGAATATTTTTTACAAGAAGTGAATTTGCCTGGTATAAATTTTAACCACATTACAACAAGTGTAAGTGCTGTTCCATTAGTTTTACAAGGTGACACACCACAATATAATGATTTAATGTTATCTTTTATTTTAGATGAAGAACTTATATTATGGAAAGAAATATTTAAAAAATTAACATTAATGAGAAACCCTGAAAATAGTTATGGCGATAATGATGAAAAATGGGGTAATTTAATTATTCAAGATGATAATTCAAAAGAGATTTTAAAATTAGAATTTCATAATTTAAGAATAGAAAGTGTTGGGGATTTAGAATTTAACAGTAATTCAGAAGATGAAGAATTAACACTTTCTGTTACTGTTAAATATGATTATTTTATTATTTTAGATTAGTTTTATTATAGAAGTTTTTTATTTTAAAATTAAAAAAATTAAAATGTTATAGACCAAGAAATTTCAAAAGAAACATTATAATCTTTTACTCTTGCTGGAAATGTTTTCATTGAAAATATTTCATCTCCTATATATAAAGCGGCTTCTTCATAAGATATTAGTGTATCACCACTTGGTACACCTGCTTTAATTGGTAAACTAACTTTAAAAGTAACTTTATTATTTTCTACTGTTGTTGTTATAGTTGTATTTTCAGCATCATCACCTGTATCTTCATCAGTATCTTTAAATAAACCCTTTTTGCTAAAACTTGATGTTTCATCTCCATTAGTCAATACAGGTAATTCAAATCTTAACCAAGTAGCATCTGAATCAACTTCTGAAAATAACTTTGTTCTTGTTGTAGAAAAATCAAGTGGTACAGTGTTACTACCTGATTCAGTACCTCTATTACCTATTTTTAAGTAATTTATTGAAAAACTTTCTGTACTACTCATAATTTTAGCCATATTTACACGACCACTATCCATTATTTTATTATGTTCTTCATATAAATCATAAGTACCATCAGCATTAATTATTTTAATACTAAAATAACCTTCCATAGGTTTTGAGAAATCTCTAAACATTATTATTCCTTTATTTTTAAATATTTATATGATAATATTATGCTTATGCTTATTCACTAGCACTTCTATTATCATCTTCTACTTTATTTCCATCTTCATCAAATACATCAAAAATAAAAATATCATCAGCATTTATATAACTTTTACTTCCACTTCTTCCATCCCAATAAAAATCACTTATATTATTATCTACTTCTTCTAATAAATAAGAACCAATTTTAAAACCACCTATTTTAAGTTTTTCTTTATAATAAGTAGTTTCCATACCTATTTGTACTTTTCTACAAATTTCATTAGGTTTTGGCTCAAATATATCTTCTAATAAAAATGTTTGTGATGTATAAAGTCCAATATGTATAAACATATCCCAATATAATTCATCTCTAATCAAATCAAGTTTATTGTTTTCTGTTTTATTGATTAAAAAATAATTAGTAGTATCAAATTTTTTAAGATAAACACCATTATAATTAAAATCTTTTAGAATATCTTCTTTCGTAAAATTAATATCTTCATAAACTTTTTTATTATCTTGTGATACAACAGGGTCTATAATAGGTATATCAGCATAATACCACCCTTGATTAGGGCTATCACCAGCTATTGTATATCTAACTTTAAATGAATTTTGTCCAACTATATATAATGTTTTTGCTTCTTTTAGTTTAAAGTTAAAAAGATATTTTCCATTATTAATAGAATTTTCTTTATTTCCTACTTCATAATATAATTCACCAATTTCAATATTAATTAACTCAATATTTGTTATTAATATTTCTAAATTAGTTCCAACATCATATATATCTTTAACTTCAATAGGAGAATCTTCTTGTACTGTATAAATTTCATTATATTGTAATTTTAAAAATAATTCAGTTGTTCTATCCATTAATTCTTTAAAATAAAAATTATTTATGAATAAAACTTCAACCAAAGTACCATAAACTTCATCATCAGTAACATTAAAATTTCTAATTCCATCATAATAACTAGAAATTAAATTTGTCGAATAATCAGACTCTTTCTCTAATGAGAATATTATTGTACCATCATTTTGTTTAAAAATTATTGAGTTATAAAAAGTTTCATAATAAAAAGAATAAAATTCATCAAAACCAATATAATCATATGAAACAAAACTGTATTCAAAACCACAAGGATGTGTTATTTTTAACAATGTATCTTTTAATATTTCTCTTGGTACTTGTGATTTAATTTGGTATTTAAAAGGTTCATCAAGTTCTTTAATTTCTAATTCAGCACCTTTAAATAATGGTTCAAGACCTGTTTTTCCTAAAAGACTAAATATAAAATCATATCCTAAATATGTACCTTTTTTCATTTTATAAATTCTAGCTGTATTAAAATATTGAGAATTAATATCATTTGATAAGTTATTAATTAATTTAACATCATCAATACCTTTACCCATACTTCTATAAAAATCATAAAAATGTTCTAATACATCATCATTAAGTGATGTACTATCAAGAACATCATTTATTTCTTCCATATTAATTTTAAATAGTTCTTTTCTAATTTTATTTGTATCTTCACCAGCTAAAGTATCATAATATTGTTCAATTAGATAATCAAAGTCATAAAGTAAAACAGGATTATTAATAACATTTTCAATATTAGCATTATTTCTAAAAAAAGACATTAATATATCTTTAAATAAATTATAATTTACTATATTTTCATTTATTAGACTTTCATCCAAAAGTGGATATATATCATTAGTCATATTAACCTCTTTTTAAAAGTATTTATAGCATAAATTATGCTATAAATTCTACTTGTTCAATTATTGGAAAGGTGTTTCTAACAAATTGTAAATCTTCATATTGAGGTAAAATATCTAATTTTATTCTTTCTAAAAAAGCCATTCTAGGTAATATAGTTGATTTATAATCCCATCTACTTTCTCCTGGGAAAGTTTTTAAAATATATTCATCAACTTGATTCATAACAATATAATTTATAAAAGAAGTTTCTAAAAAACTTGTTGTATTTTCATCTAATTGTTCTATAACAACATCAATAATTTTAATATCTCTATAAATATTATACCATCCTATTCTATATTCTAAATCTATTGTTAATGTTGAACCTGTTTGGTTTTCTAAACCTAATTTATCTTTTACCTCAGTAGGTAAAATAGTTAGCATTTTTCCTATATTATAATTAGGAACTTTCCACATAATAGGAATTTGTATCAATTGGTCTTCCTCAGTTGGGTATGCTCTTGTTTCTACATCATTTTTATCAAATGCTCTAATATGAGCATAGTTTAAATCTAAATATATTTCATCATTAGTTAAAAAAACATCTCTAGCACCTATCTTAGTTAAAGCATCAACATCCAAATCACCATATACCAAATTACCATCTATAACTTTATTTGGTTTAAACATAGGTTCAATAGGATAAGCAAGATATAAATTAAATTTATTAATTCTTTGTATAATACCTGTTGCTACTTGGTGTGTTTCATCATAATCCACTGTTCTTGTGTGACTGAAACTAAAAGAACCATTTGTTGTATTAACTACATCAGCCCAAATATTAACCCAATAAGAAATATTAGCATTTAAACCATAATAATCACCTATAACTTCATCAAGTTTTTTAACTAAAGTTGATTTATAAATTGTTGATTCAAAAAATTCTACATTTTCAGTAAAATAATTTCTAATAGCATTAACCAAATCTTGTCTAATTTCATTAACTGATTTACCCGGTTTATTTTTAAGTAAATCTATTGTTACTTTACTTTCTATATATACAGGTTTAGCATAATTTAATTTTATTGTAATTACTTTATAATTATCTAAAATATTAAATAAAATACTCTTATCAGTTATATTTTTCTCAGTTGATGTTTCCTCAATCTTACCTGTTATTTGGTAATATGTTGGAAAAAACATTTCAGGTAATGATGTATCAATTTTATAAGTATCATTATCTTTAACCAAGTCTAATGTTCTTGAATAAGGTATAATAGATATATAAACTTCTCCTAAATGAGGACAAGGTCTTATCTCTTCACCACCCCAAATCTGAGCATTATAAACATAAGGTTGAGCCTCACAAATAGTTTTATAATCTTTTTTAGTTACTGCTCTATTAGCTGTATTACTAAATAATGGAGCATTTTCTCTAATTTCATCAATACTCTCTTCATCACTTCCTTCTACAAATAATATATTAGGAACTTTTGCTTCTTCATTAATATAAACAGCATCAAAAATACTAGTATCTTTAGGAGAAATTAAAAGGTTAGTATAACCCTTAGAACCTGATGTTTTAAGTATATTCAATTTACATAAGTTTCCACTCATAATTTCTATACCTGAAGAAGCATATCTAGTATAAATTTTGATATAATCAGGATATTCAGCATCAGGTAATGAAATAAAAGTATTATCTTCAATTATCTTTTCAGCTAATAATGAACTTCTTTGATACCAAGGTTTAGAGTTATGAAGTGTACCATTTTTCTTAACACCATCAATAAACATTTCTATACCATTTTGTTCTATATCTTTACCATAAATAACAAAATAACCTGATTGTTCCATATCAGGTGTAATAACAACACTTAATTCAGGATATTTAATGTTACCTTCATCATCTAATTCACTATATCTTTCCATAGAACCCTCAGTAACAACAACTTCAAATTCATATTTTTCTTGTATAGTTTTTGTACTAGCAAAACAAGTGCTACTATCAAAATCTTGATAAGTAACTTTACCTAAAGCATCTACTTCAGGTTGTGTCTTTGAAAATCTTGTTAATCTAAAAGGTGTAGTAAAACATTCGTGTATTTGTAAACCAGTTTCTTTATATAAAGATTGTTTAACTAATGTGTCATCTATATTCAAAGTTCTAATATCAAATATAAGAATTTCTGTTTCTTCTTGCCAATCAAACAAAGGAAAACCTTCCCAATTAATCCCGGGCTCAGGTTTTAAATCTGAAAAAGAAATTAAAGCATCAGGTCTTCCATCATTATTTTCATCATAACCTATACTTATTTTAAGATGTTTACCATCTAAATCACTATAAGAATATAAGTAATGAACATAAACATCTGCTTCAGTAACATTAGTATAAAAAGTATAACTAACTTCTACTTCATCATCTTTTTCTAAACCTACTGAATCATCTATAATCATTTGATTATCAGATAATGTTATTTTATCATCAGGAACAAATATTACACTACCATCTGATGCTTTGGTTATTTTTACTAAATCTACACTTATAACTCTTTCAACAATTGGTTTATCAAATACATACAAAGTTGTATTTATTTCAGGTGCTATATAATCATCAGTTAATCTATTTTTAATAGGGTCTAAAGCAACTCTTTTAAGTTTATCATCATCATCATTAACAACTACATAACCTTTTTTATATAATCTTAGAGGTTCTAAACCAGCAATAATAATTTCTAATTCTGTTACTGAATCTTCATCATATATGATATATTGAGTATCAATAGAATAAGCATCACCACCCAATGAATGAATATTTGCTGAGTTTACATTTTCTCTTACAGCCATCTTATCAGTAGGGAAATAAACTGTTGTTTTATCATCTGATATTGTAACAGAATTAACATCATATACAACATAATTACCATCTGCTTCAATATCAACTAATACTTCAACTATACTTTGTATTTTAAAATCTGACTGATTATTAAAATTTAAGTCATTATCAACTGTTAATTTACCATCTATTAATTTAAAACTATTTGTTATTAAAGGACTTACAGTCCAAGGATTTAATCTATTATAAGAATCTGAATTATATTGTACTAGAAATTTATCACCTGAAATTAGATAACTATCAACTGTTCCGAATTGAACTAATTTTGATGTTCTTTTATCTTTATAAAAAATTTGTTGTGGTAAACCTGATAACTCTTTTACTTCACCTTTTGTAATTTGTTCAAGTAGCATTTTTGGATATTCTGCTTCTTCTGTATTATCAAGAAGTCTAAATACAACACCCTCTTCAGTAATAATATAATCATCTTTTACAATATTTTTATAAAAATCTTGAGTTAAACCATTTTCATATTCATTATATAGAGAATAGATAATTATCTCAGTACCAAAAGAATCAGTAAAAGGGTCACCCATATAAACATATTGATTACCACCTGATTCAAAAGGTGTGTATTTATCTAATGTTACTTGTCCAGCTACTTTAGATTTTAATCTAATTTTATATTGATAAGATGTTTTTCTTTTATTAATATAACCCAAAGCCCTTGCGTGTGAAATTACATTAGATTTATCTCTTGCTTTTGTAATAAACATTTCATTAAAACCATAAGTAAAATTATAATTATTAATTAATGTATTATAAGCAATAATATCTATTATTTGTGAAATATTTGAACCCTCATATTGAGCATCAGTCATTCCTAAATCAGATATTGCTCTATCTTTAAGTTCTTTTTTAATTTCTTCTAAATCATAAGGTACTATCTCTAAAAGTTCTTCACTAGTTGTACTCATTTATTTCTCCATATCCTTATTTGTTAATTACAAACAGATATTCATATTCTTTTTGTATTACATCATATAATATCTCATAACCTATGAACACTTTTAGTCTGTTATAATCTTCATCTTCAATGATATTTATATGTTTAATATCAATTCTCGGTTCCCAATATTCTAATGCTTCTACTATTTCATTTTTTATTGTTGTTTCTATAATTGGGTCTAGTTGATTGAAAACAATAGAATATAAATTACTTCCAAAATTTGGAACTCCTGGCACTGAACCTTTTCTTGTTGATAATATATTATGTACAGAATTTTCTACTGCTTTATAATCTTTATCTAACTTTAAATTATTATTAATATCAACATATCTCATATTATACCCTATTATATTTTATATTTATTTATTAGTTCTATAAAAGGGTTTATTTCATCAGGTATTCCTTTTTCATATAATATTTTCTTACCTTGTTGAGCTAATTCTTTTCTTTTTTGTGTAAAATCATAATATTCTTTTTCTATTTCATAACATTTATCTTTTGTTGTTTCACTAGGATTTCCTAATATCTTCCAAAGTCTTAATTTTCCTGAATTAATATCAATTGGTAAAATAAATTGACTTCTATTATCTTCCCACATATAAGAATCATCTGTTACAATATCTTTTAGTGGTTCGCAATTATTAACAAAACAACTATAATCTTCTTTCCATTCTTTATAAAGTTTAGCAAACTCAGTTTTTTGAATAAACCATCTATACTCATCAAGTAAATAAAAGAATGGTAAATATACACTATTAACAATCCCTGAAACAGTTTTGTTTATATAATCTTCTGCTGTTACTGACATTATATCAATATTATTCTTAATTTCTACACTAACACTTGCTTTTGATGTAGAATTATTTATTTTATTAGCAACTGCTGTTACTTTTTTACCAACCAAACATTCAGGTAAATTTATACTAGCATTAGCATTTACTTCTGTAATCTTAGTTGGACTTGGTAATACTACTGATAAATTTTTAACAGTTTCAATTAATAAAAGTCCTTCTAATATTGGTTTTAAAACTCTTAATTTTATTCTTCCTATATTAAACAAACTTTTTAAAATTTTACTTTCTTCATATAATTTCATACCTTTTACAGCACAAGCCGTTGCCTTAACAGGATTTTCTATTAGTGCTAATGGTATATTTTTATCTATAATAAAATCTTTTACTTTTAATTCCATTTTTTATCCTTTTAGTTAAGAGTTATAACACCTGCTGTTATTTGTATAAACGGCCCGCCATCTGTTGTTTGTCCTGAATTATAACTCTCACTTACTAAACCTGACACTGTTTCTGTTTTTGTACTATTATATTTCTCTGTTAGCATACCATCAACTGTTTCATCTTTGGTGCTATGATAATGCTCTTTTAGATATTTATGCACATCTTCTTCTTTATAGTCCATATATTCTTCTTTAAGATGTTTTTCAACTATTTCGTGTTGATAATCTGAAACAAGTATCTCTCTATAACCTTGTACATAATCTTCATTATCACCATAAACAGTAGTCCACATATTACCCTTTATTAATTCTTTAAGATTTCTATCAACTATTAGGTACTTATCTCTTATTACTTTGTTTGTTTCATCACCTGTTTCTACTATTTCTCTATAAGTTCCTGTTTTATGAATATAATGGTATCTTTCATTACCATCAGTATCATCAAGTTCTATATAAGAATGGTGTCTTGTTTCTATCACTCTATTATTTGGGTATTCTGCTAAAGTAGTAGTTTCTTTCAATTCATCCCATAATTTACCAGTTGATGTTGGTATTGATTTATCTCTATTAGCATCCTTGATTGTAATAATTATTGTTTCATTTACTTTTTCATTTCTTGCTAATCTATTAAAATCAGGCTCATTAAGTCTATCAGCATAAGGAAATTGTACATCAGGGTCGTGAAAACCGGGGTTAGTGCCGGGGCTTAACATTGATGATATACCATATATTGTACCTACTATAATAGGTTTATTCCAATCACCATCTTCTAAGAATACCCATACCCAAGAACCTTGCTCAGGTACAGCACTAATACCTATACCACTCATACCTCCGTTATAACCGTTGCTTCCTATCAACTCAGCCCAAGGTAGGTTCTCCTTTGGAACTTTATCTCCTGTGGCTTCTTCGGAGTGTATTCCTAATATTCTAACTTGACATCTACCAAGTTTTTTAGGGTCAACTCTATTTTCTATTACTGCTCTATAAAAAATTTTAGTTGAGTTTAAATTACTCTTATTATACATTATATCATTCATTTAATATCCCTTTATTTAAACCATTTTGGTCTTGCTAATGTTAATTTTTGTAAATATTCAGGATTTTGAAAAATATCTGTTAATCCTACAATTAGAAATTTACCTTTAATATTCTTTTCCGGACCTTTTCCCTCAAATAAATTATCAAATTCTAAACATACTACATCACCTAAATTTGTTTTACATTGCCCAGGAACTAATATTTCTACAACTAAGTTAGATAAAGCATTTTTCTGAAAATAAAAATCTTTAGTTTCTTCAAAATTTGTATTTGATATAAAACTAAATTTATCCCCATTTGAACTAAAATCATTTAATGTACCTTGCCCACCAATAGCACCTGAAGCATCTGCATATGAGCCTTTTGTTTGTTGTTTATGTTTGTAATCAACATTAAAATAAGGAAATTCTACATTTGGCATAGTTGCTATATTCTTAATAAAATCTGAATTTTTTACACTATATTCATAAACATTTCTTTTATATGAAGCATTATTTGCTTTAAAATAATATGGCTTACCTTTAACACCTTTGTTTATTAATGTATTAAAATCATCAATAATATATTTCTCTCTATTTTGAAACATTAACCTATTATTTCTTTGTTTTAACCACTCTATTGTCCAATAAAAGTTTTTATTTTGAGGCACAACAAAATTCTCGTGCATTAAACCAGGGTCATTAAATTCTTTACCTTTTGAAGTTAAGAAAGGTTTTGCTGTCTTGGCATCATCAATTATTTGTACCATAGTTGCTTGAAGCCAAGACTTTGTTGGATAAAGTTTTAAAATGTTAAAACTTTCTGTATCAATAAAAGATATTGTACTTATATAAAAATCTGTGCTTCTTTCATAATTTGTATTTAAGACTTTAAAGTTCCCTGAATATGAAGCCCCATCAAAATCAGTCATATTAATTACTACTGTATTACCACCTCTAATCGGTGTTTCTTCTACCATACAACTTCCATCTTTCCAACTAAGAGAACCTGTTATTTTAAAGTGATTAATATCCCAATTTATCATAAGTGATATTATTTGTTCTTCTACTATCTTAATACCATCTATTGTTAAAGAAAATTCTTTAAAATGGTTTGATTGTACCCCTATATTATAACCCATTTATACTCCTTTAGTATATTTAGATATTTAGTTTTCTTGTGGTGGATTTATTATTAAGTTAGGTAATATTTTTGGTTTACCTTTAAATGTATCTAAATAATGTTCTAAATCAGATAACCCACTTGGTGTAAGATATTTAATATGTCTAAATCTTTCATTTTTTTCATTTTCTTTATCTAATAACTCTTTATATTTTTTCTCTTTTTCTTCTTCTGATAACTTTTTATTTGAGAACTGATTCCATTTATCAACTTTTGACATAGTTCTTTCTACAACAACATTGAAATTTTTAGGTAAATCATAAAAATTTGTTATACCATTTAGAAACATTAATACATCCCAATAATCAGTAGTTTCATATAATCTCCAAGATATACCTTCTATATATTCATCATCATCAACTAAATATGTATCAAATGTAAAATTATCCCAAAAATCTTTAGGTAAATCAGGTAAATAAGATAACCTTGTGAAATTCTTAACTTGTTTGTTATCAATAAAATCCATATTATCAAATTCTAAATATTTATTTTTCATTATTTTTCCTTACTCTCTTATTAGAAAGGTTTTCCCCAATCTTTTCTAGTTTTAATTCCAAATTCTTCAAATTTTAATGATAAAGATATTTGTTTTGGAAACATATCTTTATAAGAACTAGCATAACCTTGAGCATAATAAGTAATATCATAAGATTTCATCACCATTTTATCAAATTTTACTGCTCTATCTATTAAAGGATTAGAAATTGTTATTGAAAAAACATAAGGCTGTATTAATACACCTATTTTATTACTAGCATCAGATTTTTTATCAGGTGCGGCACAATATTTAATTGCTCTTAACATCATATGAGCAACAAGTGATTCTCCTAATGATTCAGGAACAATTTGCCAAGTACCACTCCAACTTCTAGGTGAAGAACCTTTGTATAGTTGAGTATATTTAGGGTCGGCAACAAAGCCTAATCTTGCTGATGCTGATGAAATTCCAGCGGCACCCGGAAGTGCATTAAAAGTATCTTGGGCTTTCTGAGCAAGTAAACCACCAACTGATGGTTCACTGCCATATTCATTTTGGAATGAATCCATAATACCTGTATTTGGTATAGGTAAAGCAAATATCATTTTTGTTGATAATGTTTCCTTAGCATCAGACCACGATTTAGCCCTCATAGCATTAAAATTGACTTCTTTTGCTGAGAACATCATAAATGGTCTAAGGCTATTTGTTATAGGGTCTGGTGTAAATAAATTTAATGGATAAATCATAAATTAATACCTTTTTAAATTATTTATAACATCTCCATAATACCAAACATATCTTGTTTTGGTTTTATTTCGTGTAATGAAACATCATCATTTCTAACACCACCTGATGACTGATTAATTATTATAGGTGCTTTATTTTCATCTTTTACTTGTTTAGTTTCTGTTTTATTTGATGCTAATAGTTTTTTGGCTACATTATCAATATCTATTTTTGGTGCTGAAGTTTTTTTAACTTTTGCTTTTTGTAAAGGTGCTTTAGAATATGATTTATTATCATTTAATAAATTAATATTATCTTTACCTTTAATTTTTGAACTCATATCATCAAAATGATTCTCAACTCCACCAAAAATTCCACTTATACTACCACTAACATTATCTATTATTTCTTTCTCTTTATTAACAATAGGATTATCAGTTAATACATCTTTAACTTTGTTACCAAAATCTTGTGTTTTACTAACAACTTTTTCTATTCCATTACCTAAACTTTCAAATGGATTAGATAGTATTTTACCAAATTTACTCAACCCTTTTTTATATACACTTTGATTTTGTTCTTGTTTTACAACTTCTTTAGCCATAGGTTTATGTTGTATTTGTTGTTCTTGTTTTACAACTTCTTTAGCCATAGGTTTATTATTCTTGCTATCTTCTAAAGGTTTCTTAATTAATGTAGATACACCACCATCTGTTGTATATATTTCATACCCATCAGGTACATTTTCAGTTTTAATAGCACCATCCACTGTACTATAAGCATTATAAGAATCTTTTACAATATTATTTTGAGCCTTTTGACTTTTTAACATATCAGTATATAAAGAATCCTGTTTATCATATAATGACTCATTACCAACAAAACCACCACTATTTTTTGCTTCTCCCATATCTGATGGATTAAGAGAAGTTATACCAAAATCTTTTAATCCTCTTTGAGCATAAACTATTGACCCATCAATTTTTTTAACAAGTTCTTTAAACTTATTTTTTTTATTTTTAACATTACTTGTATTAGCTACATTACTTGTATTAGCTACATTACTTGTATTAGCTACATTACTTGTATTAGCTACATTACTTGTATTAGCTACATTACTTGTATTAGGTATAGTTATACTTTGTTCTTTAGGTTGTGTTAAAGAATTTGCTAAAGTACTTGGTAATTCAGGCTCATCCATATCTGATATTGTAGAACCTGTTGCTTTAGCTAAATATACTCCTTTTGTAATATTATCTTCTGTAAAATTACCATCTTTTACATCTTGTTCTATTTCATTAGCAACTGATTTTAAATCAGTTTTTGTTAAACTTGATGGTGTAATATGCCAAGGCTCGTTTGGTAACATCCTTGTTAAACCATATTTTGATAATAAACCTAATCTATCTGCTTTATCCATTGATGGAGATTTTCTATTTTGATAACCTATATCAATTGCTAAACCTGAATTGTGTGCGCTTCTCCCTGGAGGTGCTACCCATCTTCTTGTTTCCCTAAGAACTTGACTATCTGACCATTCAGGGTGTTTTTTTCTTACTTCTTTTTTCTTATTTTCAAATAATTTTTTTTGTAATTTAACACTTCTATATGCTGAATTAATAGTTAGTTTTTCTCCTGTTTTTTCAGCATATTCCATACCAAATAATTTAACATTATGTTGTAATGATTTATTCATTTTTTCAAAACCACCACTTGAAGCACTACCTGTTAATTTGAATATTTTTTTAGCAGGTATTTTTTCCATTTTTAATTGTTTTCTTTCTTTATCATCTAAATCATTACTTTGTGATTGATTAAAACCACTTGTACTTACATCTTTTGGTTTTGTATCAAAACTAGGTTTCATTTGAGAAGTAAAAAAACCATCTGTTTTTGGTGTTTCAGACTCACTTGGATTTGCTACACTTTGAGCAGTATTAGGTTTTGCTGATAAAAAAGTATTACCTACATTACTAACATTACTAACATTACCAAAAGAATTATTTGTTGTACTAGAACTACTAGAAGTATTAGAAATACTTATACTTTGTGAAGGTTTAAATCCTTCTTTAATTATTGTTGCTCTTAAATCTTCTTGTTCTTTAAGTAATTTATCTATTTCTTCACTGTTTCCACCATCAAAAGCAACAGAAATTTTATTTTGAATGGCATCCATTCTGTCGTGTTGCTCTTTAGTTATTGGAACTTTCCCACCTTTCCCATCAGCCATCATATATGATGATTCTGATGTTCTTGTAGGTTTTTTATGTTTTTTATGTTTTACTAAACTTTGTTTCTTTTCTTGTTTCTTCTTGATAAGTGTATCATAATAAGATAATGCTTTCTCTAAACCTTTTCTTTTCTTAGGACTTAAATCTTTATTATCAAGTGCTGTTTTAATTTTATCTCTTGTTTTTGTAAATGCTCCAATTTGGGCATCCATAGATTTAATATAATTATCTTGTTTTTGTTCTTTTGTTAGAGGTTTTTTAACATCAGTAGTATTACTAATAGATGAAACATTACCTAAAGTTTTTTTAGTTTTTTTAGTTTTAGTATTAGAAGAAATTATTTTCTTTAATTTATCTTGTTCATCTTCATCTAAATTCCCATATTGTAACAATGCTTCTAAATCTTTAATATTAATTTTACCTGTTTTTAAATCTTTTTTAATCTTTTGTTCATTTATACTATTATCACCCCAATCATCATTAGCATAACCTTTTTTAAACATAGCTGAAGATTTTTCTTCTTTTTTAGCTTCTTTATCATCTCCTACAATAAAATTATATACTTTTTTCTTAATAGAATCAGGTAACAATGCAGTCATAGGACTCATTAAAAATAATTTACCTACCATTTTTCTTACACTTGAAATTATACCACTAAATTTATCACTTATCCATTTAGAAACACTACCAAATACTTCTTTAACTTTTTCCCATATACTTGAAGCCATTTCTTTAATATTCTTCCAACTAAAAAATTCTGTGAGTTTACTTGTTAAATTAGGGAAAAATAAATCTATAACATCCCACACCATTAATGCTGTTCCTAAAAATGGAATAAGTTTTGCTAGTGGTTTTAACATTTTCAGTGCGGCACCAAAACTTGATGGTAATTTTTTAGCTAAACCAATTCCTTTATCTATCAAAGACCCTGAAATTTTTGTTATTTTTTCTTTCATAGAATCAATTTTTTTATTAATTTTTTCTAATAAACCACCACTTCCTTTAGAGTCTTTTAATTTATCATAACCATTTTCAGCCATATCACTTATACTATCATTTTTTGTAAAATCAGAAACAGCATCAACTCCATCTCTAGCTAAATCAGAAACCTTAGTAGCACCTTGTTTAGCTAAATCAGAAACCTTAGTAGCACCTTGTTTAGCTAAATCAGAAACCTTAGTAGCACCTTGTTTAGCTAAATCTAACCCTTTTGTTGCTAAATATTTTGCTGGTGATTTTAAAAAACCTGCTAGTTTAGGTAATAATTTTACTATTTGTTTAATTCCAAAAAAAGTAGTTTTAAAAGCCAATTTTATTGCTGTTGTTATAAATTTAACAGGATTTAACAAAAATGCTGTTATACCTAACCCTTTTAAAATATCACCAAAATTGTTTTTTATCATCGGCCAAAGTGTATCTTTGAAAAATTTCTCTAAGCCGGGTATTACAGTATCTTTAAAAAATGGTATTACTTTATTATTTAAAAAATCTTTAATTTGAGGTATTAGTGTATCTTTAACATAAGGTATCACTTTCTTTTTAATCACCGGCCAAAAAAGTTTTAAAAATAATGCTATTCCCGCTGCTTTCTTTATAAAATCAAAAAAACCTGATGTTTTCTGTTTTACTTTATTAAAACCATTCTTGATTTTTCCACCAGCATTTGATAAAGAATCTTTAGTTTTTTCTTTAATATAAACTATTTTTTCTTTTACTTTTTTAGCATAAGAATGTTCTTTTTTATATTCAGCCTCTCTTTGTTGTTCCATTTGGTCGTGCTGTATATCTATACTTTGTTGTTGGTTTTTGATTATCTGAGCATTAGAGTTTTTTTGAACTTCATAAATTTTTTCAAGTTTATTATTTAATTCTTCATTCTCTTTTTTAACCTTAGCTAAATCTTGAGCCATTTTAGCAAATAAAGATGATGGTTTAGATTTTTTTTCTTTAAAACCATTAGGTTCTTCATAATTATCTTTATTTCTATAATCACTACCTTTTATTTTTGGTAAAGTTATTAATGTAGGTTTTTTAAAAGTTTTTCTTTTATTAGTTCTTTTGTTAGCACTCATAAAATCTCCTGACTATTTTTATCTTAAAAGTATTTATAGATAACTTAATATAGTAAGAGATTTTATAGTTTATTTTATACCCAAAGAAGGTTAGGTATAAAATTGTAGTCTGTTTCTTGTTTGTGTTTACATTTAGGACAAGTAAACTTATAGGTTATTTTTGTTTCATCTAGCATTTCTTGAAATTTTTCAAAAAATTCATCAAACATCTTACTAGGTAATGAATTTATAAAATCTTCTTTATCTTGAATAGAAATATCATCATAAACTTTTTCACCATCTTCACTAACCATTTTTATTTTACTTATATGTAGCAAAAACATATCATAGATATAATCTACGACACTTTCACCCTCAGTTACATTAAAATAATCTTTCATTGTTTTTGGTTTATCAAATTCAATCTCTATATCATCTATTTTAATTGGTTTAAATGTATTTGGTATATAAGTTAAACAGTCTTCTATTTTAACTTTGATTTTAGTGATTTCTTCACATTCTTCACATACAATATCATCTTCAATAAATTCAGAAATTGATTTAATTCTAATATCTAGTAATAGTTTCTTTTGTTCTGCTTGACTTAAAACTAAATCTTTTTCTTCTATACAAGGTTTTATTAAAGTGTTATAAAAATCTTCTTCTGTTATATTTTCAGTTTTTTCAATTAACTTCAAATAAAGTCTTTCATCTTTAGCACTCCAAGGTCTAAAATGAATTTCTTTATCTCCTATTTTAGAGATATTATTATACGATTGCTTATATTGTAAAGCCATAATTTTCCTTTTGTTTATATTTATCATTGAGTCTTTAATGACATAATGGTTCTTTATTCTTTAAATTAAATATATTATATCTAAAAAATACTTAATTTTTACATACCAACTTTATTTTGTTCTTCTTTAAGTTTAACTAATAAAGAGTAAAAAATATCTCTTTCAAAAGGCAACATTTCATCAACCTCAGGAATAGAATAATTTCCAAAAAATTTCATATTAGAGTAAAATTGGTATATACTTAGTAAAGATGACTCTACCATTATGCCCATAAAAAATTTGGGATTCCTTCAAGATTAATCTGATTTTTCTCATTACAAAACATACAATATTGGTCTAACTCAAACCTTAAATTAGGACTCATAGCACTATATTTTTCATAAAATTCATCAAAAATAGATGTTGGTAAACTTTCAATATAATCTTTTAACTCCTCAAAACTAAATGTATCTTCTTTAACACCATCAATAATAATATAGTTTATATGTATTAAAAAATTATAAAAAGTTTTTTCTACTTTTGTATCAACTTCATCAAGTCTTTTGATTAATTTTTCAGTTCTTGGAACTCCAAAAGATATAGTTATATCTTCTACGGTAACCTCATCATATTTTGGTTCATTATATTTAATAATATCATCTAATTCTACTTCAATCTCATTAAGATTTTTACAATTAGAACATTTGTAACTCAATGGGAAAGTACTACCAATAGATTTTTTCCTCATTTCAATCATAAGTAATTTTTGTTCGTATTCATCAAGTACAATATCTTGTTCTTTTATACAAGGTTTAACTAATAATTCATATAGCATTGAATCTGTAATATCTTCATCAGATTCAACAGCAATTAAAAATTCTTTTTCATTTTTTGTATTCCACGGTTTAAAATGAATTTCTTTACCACCTATTTTAGCTATATTTTTATATTCTTCTTTATATACTAAAGCCATTGTTTTCCTTTTATAAATATTTATAAAATATGGAGATGCTTATGGCTTTATCAGCACCTATACAACTTGCTAAGTCTATTAGATGGCAAGACCCCTCTAAATTTAAGGTTATGATATTACCAACAGGTGGAACAGCCGCTGGTGCTATTACAGTTGACCCTGATACACTGACGGCCGCTATAACTAATATACAGTTAGCTGAGGTTAATTCATCACCTATTGAGGAATGGGTAGCTGAGGAATGGAGATTTGCAGTGGGTAGATTAGAAAATTTTCAAGTTACTGTTACTATGAAAGATTTAGAAAATTTTACACTATATAGAATGTGGTCAAGTGCTTCACAAAAATTTTCAAGAGAATACCCTAAAAACCAAAGGTTTGATATATTAGTTCAAACTGCCACTGACTTTGATATTAATACCTTTCAAGATATTATTAAATTCAAAGATTGTATTTTAGTTACAGTAGGCGGGCCGACTTTAGATAATAGTGCTGGTGCTTCAATAGCTGAATTTAGTATAACAGCCAAAGCATCATATATTGAAACATTTTAAAAGGATATATAATGGCAAATAGTACAATTCAAAATCTAAAAAATACACTTGGTATAGGTGCTAGGTCAAATAGATATAAACTAATTCTTAATTCAAAAGGTGGCGGGCCGGGTAATAATATAGTTAATACATTAGTTAAAGGTGCTAATATTCCTGGTAAAGAATTTGCTGATGTAGAAGTATATGTACAAGGTAAAAAATTAACTATCGCTGGTGAAACACTTTTTACAGGAACTTGGGATTTAACATTTGTTGATACAGAACAGCATACATTAAGAAAAGCATTTTTAGCTTGGATGAATTTTATAGATGATTTTAATACAAATAATAGAAGTGCTTCATCAGCACCAAGTTATATGACTGATGCTGTTTTACAACAATTAAGCACAAAAGATAACTCACCAATGGCTACATATACAATATATGATTTATATCCTAAAGCATTATCTGAATCTACTTATAGTGATGATACAGAAGGGTTGTTAGAGTTTACTGTTACATTTAATTATTCACATTGGGATTGATAAAAAATACCATATATAAATAAATAAGAATTAGTACAAATTTTGTATTAAGATTAAAAAAAGGAGGAAGTTATGGCTTCTAGTAAAGTACAAGAATTAAAAAGTACTCTTGGTTTAGGTGCAAGAGCAAATAAATATAGAGTTATGTTGGCGGCTCCTGTCGGACCAAAAGATGATAAAAAGATAGATACTCTTTGTAAGGGCGGGCCGATACCAGCTAAATCTATTGGGCAAATTGAGGTTTGGACACAAGGTAGAAAACTTATAATTGCAGGTGATGCGGCTTATGAAAATACTTGGTCTTTAACATTTTACAACACACAAGACCACGAATTAAGAAAATTATTTGATGATTGGTTGGTATTTATTGATGATATGGAAAATCATAAAAGAAAAGTTACTACTAATGCTTCTTATATGACTGAAACAGCACAAATTCAACAATTAGATACAAGAGATAATAGTGTAAAACTTACTTATCAATTTAGAAACCTTTGGCCGACTAATATCAGTTCTATTGATATGGCTGATGAAAGTAATGATATGGTAACTGAGTTTACTGTTGATTTTGCATTTACTCACTGGATTAAAATGTAAAAAATTATTCTTAGGATTTTTCCTAAGAATATTAATATAAAATAACATATTTTAACAAGGAAAATTATGAACTACTTTTACCACAACTCAACTAAAAATTATACTATTGCTTTGATAGATTTATTTAATGATATTAGTGTACCAAGATTTGATAATACAGGTAAAAGAATTTCAGATACAAAAGTACCTATAAAATTTGGGAATAGAAATATTGCTTTTATGTTGAGTGATTATGATATAGAAAATATTAATAATGGTAATGTTAATGTATTACCAAGAATGGCTTTAGAATTTAATGGCTTAAATAAAGCATTAAATAGAAATACAAATAAAAATTCTATTGTAAACAGAACATCAAAAGATAATTTAAGTAAAGAAGATATTACAAGATTATTTCATAAAAATTCTGTTGCTTATGATTTTGAATTTACTTTACATATTGCTACAAAAACATTTTCTGATGCTACTATAATCATTGAACAGATAGCACCATTATTTAGACCTGATTACACATTAAAAATTAATGAATTAGATATACAAGAAGAACCTACATCTATACAAGTACAATTAGGTGATTTTGATATTGAATTACCTGAACCAAATGATGATGAAATATATCTTGTTGAAATTTCAGTACCGATAACTGTTAAGGGTAATTTATACTTACCTATAAAAGAAGCACACATTATTAAAGAGGTTGAAATTTATACTACTGCTGTTACAACTGAAATAAATTACAAAAGTGAAGTATATGAGATAGAGGAATTATCAGGTTTTATTAATTCAAAACAAGTAGATGAAGATGATTATAACATAGATAATGCTAAAACAACTATAACACATCCAAATGAATAAAAAAATAATAAAAAAGGTTTTAAATGTCTAATATAGAAGAAAATAATATAGATTTTACAGAAAATAAATCAACTGATAATACTGATGAAATAGAAATTATAGAAGATGTAAATGAAAAGGTTTCTAAAGAATTAGAAGAAGCAAATAAATTTTTAGGTTTGTTAGACGCTTTTGAATTAGAGGCTGATGGTCTTGAAGATAATCTTAAAAAAAGAAAACAAGAAATAGATGAGAAAATAAAACAAGTTCCTGTTTTAAATGATAGTGATACATTAGCAAGTATTGTAAAGAGTGATGAATTATTAACTGATTTTGATATAGTTAAACAAGCACTAAGAGAAGATATACAGACGACGAAAGAGATTTTATCTAAGTTAGGTAAGGATTTAGCTGTATCACACTCTGAAGAGGTTTCAGGTAGTGTTTTAATGGCATATGCTGAACTTAAAAAAGGTAATGTTACAAGTATGAAGTTATTGATGGATAGTTATTCTACTGTTGCTGAAACACAACTTAAAGTTAAGAAATTTTTAAATGCTTATGAATTAGAAAAACAAAATGATGAAAAAACTGTTAATATTCAGAATAATTTTATTGGCGATACAGCTAGTTTATTAAGTAAAATACAATCAGGAGAGATTTAAAATCCCTCTTTCTTAATTGTATTTACAAGGTCTTCCCATTCTTTTTCTCTTAAATTCCATAATTCATAATCTTCAATGAAATAATTTAATTCATCACATCTATCTTTTATATGTAAAGAATAAGTATGATTAAAACCTGAAATAACATATTTTCCATTCATATATGAAACACTAAATTTAGCATCAAATTTAATTTTTTGAATATTTGTCATTATATCCACCTAATAATTGGTTCACCCTCATATCCAATCTCCCATACAAACCAAGCAAAACACATAGTGCTACCCCATTTTTTACCTGTTTTTGGATTTAATTCCATTCCATCTCTTAAAGGGTCTTGTCTTTTACTAAAAACATATACATATTTTAATGGTGTGTTTTTAAACCATTCTTTTCTAGCTTGTCCTTCTAAAAATTGGATTTTAAGAAACATTGCCACACCTTTATTAGCTTGTGTTAAACTTTTTGAAATAAATTCTTTTGCTAATTTATAAGGTGGATTAGTGATTATCCAATCTGCTTTAATATCTGTTTCAGTATTTAGATAATCAAAAATTTGTGTATTTTCATAACCTCTATCAACTAAATCACTATAAGTATATTCAGCATTTGGAAAATATTCTTTAAGAACTTCAACTATATGCCCTTGACCAACACAAGGTTCATAAAAACTATCAGATTCTATATTATGTATATCCAATAAACCTCTAGTACTATTCTTATCAGTAGCATAAAAATCATTTTCTACTCTATCATAATTTACACTTCCACCAGCTAAACTAGTACCTGTTAATGTTTTTTTCATTCTTTTCCTTTTGTATTATGTTGTTCACATTGTATTCCAAGATTTTTAAGAAAATCAACACCTGATGTATCTCTATATTGTTCATTATACACAACTCTTTTAATACCACTTTGAGCAATTAATTTAGCACAAGTTTTACAAGGGCTTAGAGTAATGTAAATCGTAGTATCTTTTGTTGGTATTCCTTCTTTAGCACAAAATGTAATTATATTTTGTTCAGCGTGTAATGTAAAATCATTTGTAATTTTACCACCACCATTACATCTAGGACAATATTCTTCATCATCTAAATATGACCTACCTGTACCATTACAAACATCACATTTTTCTTCACAACAATTTTCAGTACCTGAGATAGTACCATTATAACCTGTTGCTAAAATCCTACCATCTTTGGCTAAAACAGCACCTACTTTTTTTCTATTACAGTAACTCTGTTTTGCCCAAGATTTAGCATTAATCATTAACACATTATCATATTTTTTCACTAAATACCTTTATTTCTATTTAAAAACCAAATATTTTTTATCAATATCTTCAACACCAAAAATATTTTGTTTGTTTTCTTTCATTAAATCTGAAAGTTTTTTGAAGAATTTTCTGAATTTTACTTCTGCCTTATCTAAAGTGATTTTAGAATTATTACCTAATTTCGTTTTAATTCTATCCATAGCATTATAAGAATCAGGTGCTGGTTTAATATATATACAACTACTACCTGAAACTTTAAAACTCCATAAAGTTCTTTCTTTGTTTACAGGGAACATAATGAAGCCGTGTTTCATTTTATCATTTCCAGCTATACCGTGGGTATTATCTTTTAAATTTCCAATCATACCAAAAGTACCTGAAATATGCTCAGTTAAACCACCTGTACCATAATTAATATTGATATATCCATTTGGAAAATGGCTATGAAAATCTTTTTCTACTTGTTTTATAAAATTATTAATTCCTATTACCACTTCATCTTGTTCTGTACTTTCTATAAGTATATCTGTAAAACTTTTCATTTTTATTCCTCTTTATGAATATTTATAATAAAATTTTACACTATTTATACTTATATATTTCTTAATATTTTACAATGTTTCAACAATTGCTAGTGAATAATCTGCTTTGTACCATTTTGCTTTTGCTTCATCAGATTTATCTTTAACAAATTTACCATCAATTTGTTTTCCAACTCTTGATTCAATTTCTTTAAGTGTTTCATCCATAGCAATATCAGCATCATAGCCTAATTTTCTTATTGAACCACTAGCAAATACCTTAATATCACATAAAGCATCTACTACTTCATCATTGCTTAAAGGTATAATTTCATCTCCACCATCTTGTTCAATATCTAAATTATGTTCTTCTATTAAATCACATAAGTATTTGATATTCCCACTTGCTATTGTTTTTGTTAGTGTTTTGGCATATTCTCTTGCTTCTTCACTTTTAAGATTTGTTAAACCTTCTAATATTTCTTCAACAATGAAAGAAAATTCATTAACTAAATTAATATCTTTTGGTGTTTTTATTAAACCTCTTTCTTCATTCCATTCTTTAATTCTTTGATTTTCAGTTTTCATCTATTTCCTTTTTATTTTATATGTAATATTATAGTATATTTTTATTTAATTATTTCTATAATATGGATTATTTCTAATTCTTCATCAATAATTCTAACTTTCCAAGAACCTGTTGATAAACCAATATCAATTTTCTCAAAAATTTGTGTTAAAACTGAATTTACAAATATATTGTTATTTGACATATATGTTTCAATTAATTTTCTTTTTGTTGTTTTTGTTGTAATCTTTCTATAATCTGTCATAATCCGAATGCTTCCATTGATTTTATAATATTTTCATCTTCTACACCTGATGCTAATAAAGTTTCATATAAATCATTTAAACTAAATACACTATCAAGTAATTCTTCTTTTGCTACATCCTTAAAGTTATTTGAATGTATTGCTCTACCACTTCCATCTAAAATTGCTATAATATCTTTTGGTAATATAACTTTTTCATAATGTGTTTCACCAAAAATTAATCTAAGTAATACAGAACCATCTTCTAAGATTTCACTTCTTTCTATTTCTTGGCTATTAATATCAAGCAAAATATGCTCAGGGTGGGCTTTCATAGTTTCTTGTGGTAATGGATGATTCCAATCATTATTATTCCAAATAACTATACTAAATTTTTTACCTTGTCTAAATAAATATCTGAAAGTTCTATAAGAACTTTCTAATAACATATCCATTGTATCTCTATCATAAAACATTATTTTTCCTTTTTTCTAAGTTTTTTAGCATAATTTCTAGCATTTTCTTCTAATTTGTTTTCTATTTCTTTTTGGTGTGAAGCCATAACACTAAAATATCTACTTGATAGATAATTTTCTATAACTGATAAATCACTTGCTTTTAGTTTATCTTCTTTTATGGCATCCAAACCATTTTTATATAATTCTCTCATTCTCTCAGAATCAAATTTTTCAGCATATCTTTCAATTTCAAACAATTTATATTTTATTCTCGATAAACATCTTTTTCTTTCATTTTCTTCTTTGTTTTCTTCATTACTTTCTTCATTTTTAGCTGTTAATTCTTGTATTCTACTTTGTGAAATATTATATTCACCCTCAATGAGATAAGTTTCTTTTGCTTTAGAATTTTCATCTTTAACTAATACTTCTATAATACCATCTAAATTTTGTTTTATTGTTACAGTTATGTTTGGATAACCTGCCGGTCCGGTATCAAAACCCTCAAAAATAAAGTTACCTAAGAAAATATTATCACTAAATTTTTCTGCTTCACCTTGGGCTATATTAAAAACTAAGAATTTTTGGTCATTCTCAGAAGTTGTAACATTATCATTAAATTCTGCTGGTAATACTGTTCCTTTTTTAATAATTGGTAAAAATGTTTCGTCATCTAATTTTATACCCAAAGATAAAGAAGCAACATCAATTAACAAAATATCATCAATATAACCTGAAATAATAGCACCCTGAATAGAAGCACCTATTGAAACTACCTCATCAGGGTTTAATTTATCATAAAGTTCTCTACCATCAAATAATTTAGAAACTATTTTTTTCAACATAGGTATTCTTGTTGAACCACCAACTAAAACAACATCTTGTATTTCTTCATATTTTACATCAGCATCTTCAATAGCCTTAATTATGTGTTTTTTAACTTCTCCAAAATCAAGAATTTCTTCTAATTCTTCTCTTGTAATCTTAGCTGAAAAATTATAAGGGTCTTTTTCAAAAATATCATTAGCATTTAGGTAAGAAGATTTATTAAAAGAAAGTTCTTGTTTTACTCTCTCTATTTCTTCATTTAATATTGCTTGTGACCTATCACTTAGTGTAATATCTATTCCAATATTAGCCTTTATAAAATCTACTAAATTTTTAAAAATTTTATTATTTAGGTCTTCTCCACCAAAATAAGAGTTACCATTTGTACTTAGAACTTTATATGTACTATCAGAAATATCAATTACTGATACATCAAATGTACCACCACCTAAATCAACTGCTACTATTTTACCATCTTCTTTATTTTGTAAACCATAAGCAAGAGAAGCCGCTGTCGGCTCATTAACTATCCTTAATACATTTAGTCCAGCTACCTCTCCAGCACGCCTTGTGGCTGTTCTTTGGTTATGATTGAAGTATGCTGGAACTGTTATAACAACACCACTAATATTATAATCTAATTTCAATCTTTCAAAATGTTTTTCTGCTGTATCTTTTAAAAAACTAAGAATGATTGAGGAAATTTCTTCAGGTGAATATTGTTTACCCATCAACTCAACACCTGCCATACCATCCATATTAACAACTTTTGAACTGATTATATTTTTTGCTTGTTTACATCCATCAGAATAAAATGGTGTTCCCATAAGTCTTTTAATATTTCTTATTGTTAATTCAGGAGTTACTTCATATTGTTCTAAAGCCCTTTCACCAACTTCCCATTTACCATCAACCAAAGCAACAACTGATGGAAATAAAACTTTTTGTTCTTTATCTTTAATAAGTTTGACTGCTTTTTCGTGGGGGTCGTAATATGATATTACACTCATTGTTGTACCTAAATCAATACCTAAAACAATATCTTGACTCATTATAATCCTTTTATATTTTTAAAAATATTTTAAAAATCTATTTATTATAAACTTTAAAAATATTTTTTGATTGGTGGAGATGTCGGGAATTGAACCCGAGTCCTAAAAATCCACACTAATGATATGTTCTAGTTTTTAAAAGAACCAAGAACTATTAACTTTTATGTGTAATTTTGAAAAGATTACAAACTTTAATGTATGTTAAGGACATACAACCATATAAAACGAAAAGGATAAGTTTTTCTGTTGCAAGGTAAAACTTAAAAACCCCTCAGTCAAGTCCTTAGACTATGCTGAAAGCACTGTGTTACCAGTGTAATCTGTGTTGTTTGCGTTTAATTTTAAAAGGTATCATTAGTGCTATGACTTCCAGTCGAAACCATATCATCCCCATAGTAAGTAAAGTTTTTATAATTAAAACAACATATCCTTTTTGTATGTGTAATTATACTCTAACTTTACTTAATTTTTTATAAAATATCAAAGATATTTATAATCTTTTTACTTTAAAATCATTAGCAAAAGATTCAAGTAAACTTCTTAATAGTTTTATTGTTTCTTCTTGTTGTTGAATGATTGGATAATCAACCATTATTCTCGGTTCATAACATTCATCATCTTCAGTTTTATCTTGAATAAAATCCTCTGCTTCTGTAATGTTTTTAAAACCTTTCACTGTTATATCATAATCTTTGTCTTTATATAAAACTGTACAATTCATTTATGCTCCCATTACCATTTTTTCAATTTCACTCATAACTCTATTATGAGATGTTTCATTCATCATTAAACTAAAATTAGTTCTCACTGCTTTTAATGATTTTGAATCAGCTACCCAACCTCTACCCATAAATCTATAAAATCTTAGAACCCTTAGAGGGTCTTCTTTTATTCTATCCTCAGGTTTGCCAATAAATCTAATTACATTTCTGACACTATCATCTATTGATTGACCGTGAGGGTCAATTAATACTTTAGAATTAATATCAAAGTAAATAGCACTATTCATAAAATCTCTTCTTTCAGCATCATCTATAATAGTTCCTATTTCAGCACCACCATTATCTTTGTCTTTTCTTAATTGAGCAATTTCAAAAGATTCAAGATTATTTTTATCTGTAACAATCAAAACAGAAAAATGTTTACCTGTTTCTTTAATAGAGAAGTTTTTATTTTTTTCAAAAACTTTTTTTACATCTTCATAGCTATTTTCAGTACAAAAATCCATATCATTAGCACTTCTATTAGCTATTGAATCTCTAACAAAACCACCTACAATAAATGTTCTTTTAGGTAATGTTTTTAAAACTTCTATAATATCCTCAGCATATATAAAATTTTTAACATCATCATCTAAATCTATTTCAATTCTCATTTTTACAAGATTTAGATTTTCTGCTAGACTTGAGTTTGGTTTTTCATTAGATAATATCAGTATTACATCATTAAGTAAAGTTTTAATATAAGAATTATCTAGTTTTGAAATTTTAATTAATAGATTATCAATGTTAGTTTTAGAAACAAAATCATCTAATTTTCTAGCATCTAATTTTCTAATAGGGAAAATAGTTTCATAAATTTCTATATCATTTTTAGATATTTCATTATCATTAAGTCTTTTAAAATAATTATCATTTGCTTCTTCAAGCAATTTTCTAACAACAAACATTACTATCCTTTATATTTTTCACAAATCTTTTCTATTTCTTCAAGATTATGTGTTGTTGCTTCACTCTTCATCAATAGAATAATTTTATCTTTATCTGATGGTAAAGCATTTCTATCACCAATAATTTCTAATGCTGTACTTAGCATAACTCTTAAATCATTTACTACCATTTACCACCCTTTTAAATCTTTTATTTTTGTTGGTTTAAACTCAATATGTTCAAGAGAACAGTTTATACTTTTATCAAAAGTACTAATAGAACTATGTAGATGACCGTGTACATTTACATCACAATCTAACATAGAATAAATACTCTCAAGATATTTAATTCTTGGTGCTATCTTTGGATTTTTATAATCCCATTCACCATTTTTATTAAATAAAGCATAATGACAAAACATAACAGTCTTACCACCAATTTCAATTATCAAAGAACTATTTTTCTCATCTTCATCAACAATTTTACATAATATTGTATCATCTGTATAAGACTTTAGAAACATATAAGAACCATCTACAACAGTAGCCTTATTATATTTTGTATTTTTTGAATTTCCATCGTGGTTTCCAAGAATTAAAATAATTCTACCATTTAATTCTTCTAAACATTCAGCTACTCTTTTAAAAGCAAAATCACCTAAATGTATAACAAGTTCATCTTTACCTACATTCTCATTCCATTTATCTATGAGCCATTTGTCGTGTTCATCTGCATCATAACCATCAATTCTCATTTGTGTTAATCTACAAGGCTCAAAATTTAGGATATTTTTATGAGAAAAATGAGTATCTGAAATAACCTTAGTATTTTCATCAATCTCATTAACTAAATCTCTTAATAATATATTATCCATTATAACCCTTTTATTTTATCTAATTCATTTTTATAATAATCTAATGCTATTGATAATTGTCCTAATTCAAAAACATTATCAGCAATAGAAATTTTAATATCTAAATCATTAATTGATTTAGTAACTTCTTGTATTTTCAAAGTATCTTCAAAACCTTTTTTAAGGTTTTTAACTGTTAATTCAAATAAACAACCTCTTAAATACTCTTTAAAACTTTCAAAAACATCAGCAGGAACATCATTTATTTTAATAAATCTTATAACATCATCTTTTAAATTACAAATATTAAAAGTGTTATTTTCAATTTCTTTTTTAACATCTTTATAATTAACTTCTTTAACTCTTTTTTCATTCTCTTTTTCTTGAATAACTGTTAAAGCAACACTTTCTGTAAATAATGTATCTATGATTAAAATCATTTTAAATCCTTTTTGTCTTTTGATATGTAAAATTATAACATATTAGACTTAAATGAAACTTAAAAAATTTAACCTTTTTGCTCTTTTATTATTTCTTCAAATCTTTTATTTTCACTCTCAATATAACCAACTAAACCATTATTTTGTTTAATTTTATATGTTAATAGAATCATACCAACTATTGAAGCAAAAGGAAAAGCCGAAGCTATTTTCTCAGTGCTTTTTTTACTAAAGGGTATATCTTTATTTAACAATTTATATCTAGCTGTTAAAGATTCTAATTTTTTAAGTTCTAACATACTCTTTGGGTCTTGTATTATAGAACCAGTGGTTACAATAATTGTAAGTATTGTCCAAATAATTTCAACAGCAAAATTAAAAGCATAACCAATTAAAATTATATATAAATATTCCATTTTATTTCCTTTTTATAAATCAAAAAACATATAGTTTTTTCTTGTTGTTGTTTTTAGTGAGTGGTTACTAGTATTCAAAAAGATAAATTTACATTTTGGTGCTAAACCTTTTTGTTCCCAAGTATCTAAACTTTCAATCATCATATCTGAAATCAAAATGCCACAATCCATATCTATTTTGTTATCTTTTATATATTGAAGTGCTGGATACATCATTGTACCACCACAACCAAGTCTATTAAATGTTTTTGTCTTTGCTGTAAACTCTTGAACTTCTTTAACAGTTGTATCGACTTGAATTATCTTAATACTAGATTTTGTTAATTTAGCAATTGCTTTAATTTCATTTAAACCATCTTGAATTTCACTATCATTCATACTACCTGAAATATCAAGTATAACAACAATATCAAATTTTTTCTCTTTTGTTGTACCTCTAATTTCTATTCTTTTTGGGAATCTTCTATTCCTTTTTTGAATTGTATATCTTTTATTAACTCTTCTATTAGAAACAATATTTCTTAAAACACTTTTCCAATTAACAACAGATTTACCAAAAATAATCTCAATAATTTCATTAAGTTCTTGTGGTGTTAGACCTCTGTTTTTGTCTTGGGCTTTTGAAACCATATCTTTAACAGAAGATTCAATAAGTTCTTCTATACCATCCATACTTTCCGACTCTTCCCATTTATTATGGTCATCTAATGTACCTAAACCATCACTTTCATCAGAACCACTACCATCACCTTGTTGTGGACAACCACCTGATGAACTGCCACCACATTTATTTTGTTGTTTTTTATTTTTCATAATTAAATCATAATAATAATCAGCACTTTGATTAGTAGGTACATCAACACCCAAATATTCACTTAGACTTTTTGTATCTACTCTTTCTTTAGGTAAATCAGCACTTCTAATCATTTGATTAATAGCACAATCAGTAGCTAAATTCCATTCTTCTTTTTCTTTGTTTTCCATTCTTACTAAATGGTTAAAAATTATGTGAAGCATTTCGTGCTTAATTATACCAAGTCTTTGATTAAGTGAATATTTTTGAAACTCTTTAGGATTTATATATAAATTCCATTTTTTAATAAAATTAACACCTGCTAACTCTACATCTTCTGTTTCAATTATATTACACATAGCAAACATATGAAAATAAAAAGCATACTCATTTACAAAACCATCTCTCTTATTTGAAAAGGCATTTATAACAGTTTCCTCAATAATTTCACTTCTTAAATTACTCTTAGCCATTTTAATCCTTTATATGACATTATACACTAAAAAATATTAAATCTTTCTTAAAATTTTCACTGATGTATCACCTTCGATAAATTCATCAATTAATACATCAGTATTTTTATTATTTGGTATATAAAACATATCATCTTTAAAATATATTTGTGTGTTAAAATCTCTATTTGTTATAGAAATAATATCATTAATTTTGAATATGCTAATATTAATATCTCTACTTCTTTTTAAATCATCAACATACAAATATCTAAAATTAGAATATTCAATCCAATAAAACATAATTTTATCTTTTTTAAGTTCTATATCTAATACAACTCTTGAAATATTATTATCTTTATGAAATTTTTTTAAGATTTCTAAATCAGCACCTTTAAAATCATAATCTTTATGAAATTTTACCATATAAAACCTTTCTTAGAACTTTAATTCAGGGTATAAATTTTGTATTTCTTCAATAGTATATAATGTTTCAAACCTTTTTAATACTGAACTAATTGGGAAATTATCAACTACTAAACTTTTATCCCCACTAAAGTTATATATTATATAACCATACACAACATCAGTTTCTGAAAAAATTTGAATGTAATAATACTCATCATTATAACCTATTAAAGCATACATTTTTTAATACCTCTTTTATGTTTTTAATCTTCTTGTTATTAATGTAATGAGTTCTTTATTATCTTTTTTAACAAAATCCATAAAATCACTCACACTTTCATTTTTCCATTGCTTCATAACTGATGTTGTTACTTCTATTTCAAAAGCGTGAAGCATAGCAAAAATAGTGAAAATATCTTCATCATCCATAGTAACTTTAGTATCTTTAATTTTTTCAATACTGTCGTGATATAGTTTATTAACTTGTTCTACTTTAGTTACTTGTTCAAGACCTTTAATATAACTAGCTAATTCAGCACCAATTTCAGGTAAATCAGAAATATCTCTTTTATATTTATTTAAAAACTTTTTAATTTTTGTAACATCAATAAATGTACTATGAGTATTATAAAAGTTAAGGAATTTGCTACCGATACTTGAACCTACTTTACCTTTAATAATCTCCCAAAGTTGAAATTCTTCAACTTCTTTATCTTCAAATATTTTCAAGAATTGACTTAATTTATACCAACTTCTTGGTGTAGCACCCTCACCATCTTCATTTGTACTATGAAAATCATTTTCATTTTCAAGCAAGTAATGAATAACAACATCAGGTACTCCTTTTTCACCACCCCATTTAACCCATCCTTGTAAATCTTCACTTGTTTTTAAATGTAAAAATCTATCTTTTAGTGCTGGGTCAAGTGTAATTACTTGATATAAATCATCATCAGGGTTAATACAAGCAATTACTTGACTTCTTACACCATCAGTAGTAGGTAAGAAATGCTCGTGAATTTGTCTTTCTAAAACAAGTTGTAAAGCACTTTGTAATACATCAGTTTGGGCTCGGTTTAACTCATCTAAGAGTAAAACATTATGTTCCCCTCTTGCTGATGCTTCTTCCATTCTTACTAACCAAGATGGTTTAGACCAATATTGAATACCATTTTTTTCAAAAGGCATACCAATCAAATCACCAACTTCTTGATGACTTAAAAATAAAACAGTATAAAAATAACCATTTTCCGAACAATATTGTTTAACTATTTCTGATTTACCAATACCGTGTTTACCCTCAATGATTACAGCATCATCAGCATCTTTAGAAAACTGTAAAATAGGTTTAATCTCTGTAATTTTCATTCTTTAATCTCCTCTTCCTCTATCTATTACTCTATCAAAATAATCTTCAGCTACCATTAAAGCCATCTCTTGCTTATCAAGTTCTTCTAGTAATGTTTTAGCAATACAACTATTAGACTCAGCACTTTTACATTCAGTATCAAGTCTATCTTCAAGAATAGAAATATTTTCTTTAATCTTAGAAATATGTTCTGTAATCTGTTTATATGTTAAACTCATTTTTGTTCCTTTTTCCTTTTATATGTGATATTATATCTATTAAATGCTTAAATTAAAATTAATTAGAATATAATTTCAGGATATTTTTCTTTTATATAGAGTTTTAGTTTTTCTTTTAAATTATCTGAAACACTTAAACTAGAACTTGTACTATTAACCTTAACACTAATATCAGATATATCAAGATTAATACCTAAATCTTTAAAAACATAGAATAAACTAAGTTCCATTTTTGGTGCTGTTTCAATAGTTATTATCGTATATAAAAAATCATTCCTAAAATCACTTAATTCTTCAGAATTATTTAAAAACCAATCAAAATAATTTTCAATCATAATTCTAAATCTATTAAATTATCATCAACCATTATAAAACTATCATCTCTTGAAAATGTTAAACAAAGTGTAATCAATGTTTCTTTAATTTTTGAAATTAATTTATCAATTTCTTTTCTGTTTTCATTATATGTTTCTATGCTACATTCAATTTTAATATATTTTAATAACATATTTCTACAAACTTCTTTATCATCTTCTAACATAGCATTTGAAACATCATTTGCTATATCCAATACTAAAAAGTATGATGGGTTTAAAGGGAAACTATCAACTATTTTTTCAAACTTATTTAAAAACTCTTCCATTTTTAATCCTTTTATGTTTTATATGTAGTATTATAGCTGAATATTCTTAATGTAATATTAAAATTTTTTGTTGTTTTGTTGTTGTGATTATATGTATGTAGATGTGTTAGGGGTAATAGAGGTAAAAACCTCTATTAGAAGATACTCTTATTTTAATTTCATAAGAATGTTTGGGTTGCTACCCATCATAGTAGTAGGATAATTCCCACTCCATTTTTCTGCTCTCATATAGTCTATAATAGCAGGGTTATTTTTAAGTGCTTGTGCTTTTTGTTTAATTGCTTTTGCTTCTGCTCCAGCAATAAGGGCAATTTTCTTAGCATTTGCTTTTGCTTCTGCTTCAATTTTATAAGCCACACCATCTGCTCTTGCTTTAGCGGCATCTCTTTCAGCATTTGCTGTATTTACTGCTCTTTGTGCTTCAAGGGCTTGTTTTTCAAGTTTAAATTTTTCAGCATCTCTTTCATTTTTAGCTGTTTGTTTAGCATCAATTGAAGCAAGATATTTTTTACTTAATTGAATATCTTCAATTTGAAAACCATTAACAGTAATAGGATAACCTTTAATTTGGTTAATAAATAATTCCTTAACTTTGAGTGTGCTTACACCTCTGTTCTTAATATTTTGTTCTGCTGTAAATTTAGCAATACCCTCTTTTGTGGCATCTCTAAGTTTTGGGTCTAAAATTCTACTTTCAAATTGGTCAAGTGAGCCATATTTCTTATAGAGTTCTAAAACACTTGCTTTATTAACAGTCCAGTTCATAGAAACAGTTGCTTTTGCCGCCATTTGCTCACTTGTAGCAATACTCATAGTTTCAACATTTTTTCTTGTTCTTACCTCAATCTCTACAACCTCATCAGCAATAGGCATTTTGAAGTGAAGTCCGGGATTAACTTGCTTTACTGCTTTACCCCAAGTCTTTACAATACCAACTTTACCCTCATCAACTGTATAAACTGATGTAGCACCTAAAATTAATAGCATAACTACTAATACACCTGCTCCAATAATTCCAAATAAACCTTTATCCATTTCTTTCCTTTTTATTTTTTATTTTCTTACTGCTAAACTAAGCACTATTTTAACTAACCACATTCCAATTGCTAATTTAATTGGTACTATTGCTATATCAAAAGCCCAAATCAACCCTAAAGCGATTAGATAAAAAATACCTAATTGAATTGCTAATCCTATAATTAATACAATAATAGCACCAATTGCTATACCTAAACCTTCTGCTGTTTTGCTATCCATTTCTTTTTCCTTTTGTTTTATATTATGTATCTAAATTTCTATAACAAACATTTATGTCATATCAAATCCTTTACTTTTATTTTGTGTATGTAGAATTATAGCTAATACAACCTTAACCTTTTATTAAATTAGAAAAAGATTTCAGGATATTTCTTTTCAAAGTAATTATATGGATATTCATTTATTTTTTCAAGCATATCTTGTGGTATGCTTTTATTTAATAAACTATGCTGTCGAGCAATAGCTAAAATTCTCTCATTAAATCTAAATTCTTGATGTATATATTTTGCTGTTTTATAATCTTCATAAAATGCTATTTCACAAAGTTCTTGTGTTTGTACTTTTATATTTTTTAGTAATTCAGGCTCTTTTGTAACAGTTTCAATACACCATTCATATGGCTGTTCTATTAATTCACTAAGCCATTGCTTTGACATTATAAATCCTTAATACTAACTTCACAAAAATCTATATTTTTTGTCGTTATATGTTCATCTTTATGATTTTCATTTATGTTATGAATTTTTTGAGGTTCATTAAATTCAATTACCATCTTATTATGAATAAACTCTAAAACACATTTGTTACAAAAATGAATATTATATTCTTTAGAAATTGGATTATCTATAATAGCATCACATTTATCACATTTATATAATAAAGATTGTATTTCCATCTCTAACCTTTATCTTCAATTAATTCCATATTTTTAAGAAACATATATAAATCTCTTACATATATTCTTGGTTTAGCACTATCAGGGAAAGAGTCCTCTTTATAAGTAACAGTGTTAATACCATTGATATTATCTGTTTTAATTACTTTATAAATAGTACCTTTTTCTTTATGTTTAAAAAGTTCATTACTCATCATCTAAATCCTCTAATGAGTGTAGATTTAGTACTTCAAAAGTGGATAAGTTTGAAAATTTAATATATTCTTCAGTAACCAAGAAATATACAGGTTCATCTTCATTCTTAAAAAACACTTTTAAACTTATAAATGTTTTATCATCATTAACTTTTACTGAATATTCTTTAATGCTACCTAAGTTCTTTTTAGAGTTTAGAAACATTTCAAATTCAAATTTACTTTTACCTATAAAATCAGAATCATCTTTAAGACTTAATAATAAAACTGAATAATGGTTCATTATTTCAGTAATTCTAACTTTATTTCTAACAAGTAATAGAACTTTATTATAAGTATTTTCTAAATCTTTTTCAAAATCATTAGATTCTAAATCAACTTCAAGATTATCTTCTAGTATTTTAGCAATTTCTTTATTATCAATTTCTAATTGTTTTTCTAATAATTTTACTCTATTTTCTAAATATAAACAATCATATGATATATTTTCATTTGTTTTTCTTGCTTCAAATATATCATCCATTTCTTCTTTTCTTTCATTTATCTTTTCTAATAATTCATCATCTAAATATGGTTCATCAAAAGAAGAAACACCATTTAAAACAAGTGTTCCTTTGAAATTTTTAATACTAATCATTATCTATTCCTTTAACATCAACATCTCTATATTTTTTATCAATAAGTTTTAAGTATTTAATAGGTGTTGCTTTTTTCATTTCTTCTGCTAACCACTTAATTTGAAAATATGCCGCACCACTATCTCTTAATGTAAAGTAGTTTTTAAGGCTTCTAATATTAAAAGTCACTACCATATCTACTTTCCAGTTATCTGAAACTATATGTTTAAAAGCATCTCCAACATTTCTTTTCTTCTTACCTTTTTGAAGTTTTTCAAAAATATCATAAGCATTATAAGGATTATCATTTGCTTCAAGAAATTTCATACTAGATTTAGCAACTGCCATCTCATAAAATTCATTACAGTTATTATATTGAAAATTTAGTTTATCAAAAATACCTGCTATTTCAATTTTTTGATACATTTCATCAGTAGTTACAAACATATCCATATTCATTAACTTTTCAGTAAAAAACTGTAATTCTGAACCAATATGAAATTTACTAGCAACAAAAGCATTAATAATACCACTCATTGTATATCTTGTACTTCTTACTGAAATTGCTTGTATTCTATGTCGAGCGTGTTCTTGAAGTACACCTCTTGAAGTACCTTTAATTAAGAAAGATAGATTAGAATGTTCTAAAATTGAATGGTGATGATATGCCCAAGCTAAATCACTAAGCAATTCAGAATCTTCAATATTGTTTAAATCATCTTTGTATGACTCATCATAATGGTCTTGACCTATATAAGAATCAAGTTGGTAATTAACTTCTTTAATTAGTGTGTTTTCACTATTGTTAAAACTATCATAGCAAGTTCTAGCGGCATATTCAGCTACACCTATACCTGTATCTTGTAATAGTGTTACTATCGGTTTTTCGTAAGATATACCATCTTTTTCTAATGTCATTAATATCCTTTTTTTATTTTTATGTTAGAATTATAACATAAAATATGTTAATTATTTTGATAAAACTTCTTTAGCTAGTTTACTAGCCATCTTGCCATCATATAATCCACCATATTCTTTTTTAAGAGTACCCATAATAGCACCAATATTGTTAGCACCTTTTGAAACCATAACTTCAATAGATACTTTTAACTCATCTTCGGTCATTTGTTTTGGTAAAAAACCTTGAAGTAATTCTATTTCATCTTGAAATTCTTGAATACTTTCAGTACAATTTTCCCAATTATGAGAACCTTGAAGAGATTCAATGTTATTTTCAGCATTTGAAATAAATTTCTTTATAACAGCAATTGCTTCTTCATCAGTTGTTTTTCTATTACCTTTATTCTTACCTATAATAGATACTTCTGACATTAATGTAGTTAAGATACCTGTTTTAAAGGTATCTCTATTCTTTCTTGCTAATAATTGTTCTTTTGTGATTTTATCTAAAATCATAATTGTTCCTTTTATTAGAAACTATCCCAAGAAGATGTAGGTTTTGCTTTTACTTCTGTTTTAGTTTCTTCTTTCTTTTTAGATTTTTTTGATGTTGTAGTTTCATTTTCTTCATCTAACATATCTAATGATGCTACTTCATCTAAATCTTCTTGTTCTACACCTAATAATGTTTTATAATAAGGTGTTTTTGCCACCATAGCAATACCAATATTGATTAAAGAATCTCTATGTATGCTATTTACTTTTTTAATTGTTTTTACTGAGTGTTCATCTAAATTAATAGATACACTTGTTGGTTTTACATTATCCATTATCTACCTTACCTAAACCTTTTAATTCTTTCTGATTTATCAAACCATTATTGTATAAATCTCTTGAATAATCAATAAAATCTCTATAAAGATAAATTTTTCTTTCTGCCTCTTCAAGGGCTTCACCACTAAGAGTATTAATTGTTTTTGTGATGTTTGCTAAATTTTTATAAGCGTCTCTGACACCATATCTATTTTTACTCATTATTCATACCTTTTTTTAATTTACCTTTTACCCATCCATCAGGTAAACTTAAACTTTCATCAATAGGTTGAATTTGAACTAATCTTTGTTCAACTCCATTATTGAACCAAGCCCTTTTAAGTTTTTCTGTTTTTTCAGACTCATTTTCTTTATCTTCTTTCTTTTCAAGAATATCTTTAAATTCTTGTGGAAATTCCTCAGCCACACCTTCAACTTTATAAGGTGCTTTAGAAACATCATAATCTCTTTTTCTAATTTCTTCCTTACTTTTAATAATATCAAGTTCTAAACAGTGTCCAAAAAAACACTTAATTCTATACCATAATTTTAACAATTTTTATCCTTTTTTATGAAATTAAATAACCACGAGTATTACTGAACTCATAAGGAGAATCAACAAACTCAACATTTGGCGGGAATGGAATATCTTGAAGTAAATAAGCACCACCACCAGCAATAAGCACTACATCTGACATAGCAAGAAGTTTTTTATCAGAAACTAAAACAGATTGAAACATTTTTTTAACAAATTGTGATTTTAATTCTGTAATTTTTTCTGATACTTTAGGTTGGTCTTCACCATTATATTTAAAAGTACCTTTAACAAAAAATTTAATTGCTTCTTGTTCTGAAAATGTTGTACCAAAAGTATTTTCAAGATAACTAGTAAAAGGTTTAATTATACTAGAAACACCGTGTCCTGGGTAACTTTTCATATTTTTTCTAATTGGTTTACCCTCTAAAAATGATATAAGGTTAATAGTATTATAACCAATATCAACTACTGTAAGATTGTCCGGCCATTCTCCATCATTATCTGATGAAACCCAATCAACAGCACATCCAGCACCTTGAGGAATAAGAATGGGTGTTGTTTCAACAGTTTGCCCATTCACTTCAATTTTTGAAATTCTTTCAATAAAATCATCTTTTTTATGCCAATCAACAATTGCCAATCCTGTTTTTACAACAATAGGTTTTTCAAGTTCTGCTTTATCAAATTTACTTAAAATATGATAGATAAGAAGAGGAGCAAATTTATATAAAAATTTAAAATCCATAGTTGTAAAAGCCTCAGCATCAGCGGCTTCACTACCCACATAATACTTATCTCCCTCAAAGTCATAAATATTCCCTTCACCATATGATGTACCTACATCAGTAGCAAAAGAAACAGCAGTTGGGAATTTTGCTATTTTATCAGCATAAGCAACTTTTGATGTTGAATAGCCTAAATCAATCGCTATTTGTTCTTCCATTTTTTTCCTTTATTATATTTAATAAGTCATATTATATAGTAATATTACTTAATTTTTATGTGTTAAAACATTATTTCAGGGTATGTTTCTAAAACTTTATCTCTAATAGATTCATCCATATTATCTTCAAATTGTTTTCCATAAAATCTATCTTGTCGTTGTAATAATAATTCATATATTTTAGGTATATAATCAATACTATCTTCATTAATTATTTTTGTAAAAAAAGAAATTAATCTATCTTTTTCAGAAAAATGTTTCTCCAATATTAAATATAAGTTAAATACCTCATCACGACTAAGTTTTAAATCTATGTTATATAACTTTTTACAATCTACAATAATTGTAATCAGATTTTCAAGCCCACCATACATAGGTATATCTCTTTTTTCATCATTATAAAAACTTTCATATACTTCATCTTGTTTATCAATGAAAATATGTACAAGTTCTTGTAAAGTTTTATATGAAGGTTGTATATGTTTTGTTATAGAATATTTTTTAAATCTTGATATAGTATTATAATTTATATTTAATGGATTTAAACAAAGATAATTATCAAAATCATTACCTATATAAAGATTGCCATAAGAACTTATAGCAATTTTACTCTTATTCAAATCAAATCTATCTATAAGTTTTTGTGGTGCTGAATAATCTTTATGTACTAAATCTATTGAAATTGTATTTTTATTTTTTCCTCTTTTTTTATAAAAACTTTTAGCATTTGGTTTAGGTGATAAATTACTAAAACCATTTTTTTGTACTGCTTCAAGCATTTTTATATAATCTTCCTCACATTCAAAAAATAAATCAATATCAGAATTACCTGAATATTCCAACCAATCTAAATAACTTTTTGGATTACCATAATCATTTTTTGTAGCTATATAATAAGAACAATAACTAAGAAGAGAACCACCAGCTAAAGTGAATGGAACTCTTTTACTAAAATAATTAAAACCACCATATAAAAAATTATCTATTTCATTTAATGTTTTATTAATAAAATTAGGATTTAATATACCTTTAATATCATCTGAACTTATATTATCATTACAATAACAATCAACATAAGTTCTTGTAGCAACAATTTCATCAAAATCAAAATCCATTTTAAAAACCTAAATCTAAAAACTCTTTATATAGAAGAATTACTTCCCATTTTAATTTTTTAAGTAATTCTTCACTCATTTCACAAGGAAAGTTATCTTTATCAATATTTTCTAATATTGTATCAACTTCACCCAATACATCTCTAATTTTATCTAATGTTTCTTGTTCTTCTCTGTTACCAAATTTAACTTCTTTAATCTCATCAGCATAAGTCAATGGAAATTTAATAAAACCAAATTGAAGTAACTCTTTAACTTCCATAGCTACTCTAAGGGCGTGGCTCATTGCTTTCCAATCTGTTTTTGATTCAGTTTTAGCTACTGTTTTAGTTCTATTACCAAATTGATTATAAAATTTAGAAACTCTTTCTAAAAAATAACCTACTGTTACATCTTTATGATATAGTTTACCAAGAACAGAAATATAATCAATGATATTACTACTACCATCATTTCTTCTAGCACCTTCTGCTTTTGTAAACTTAATATATTTTTTACCTTGGGCTTTTAGTTCAAGAAAATCCCAATATTCACCTAATTTATTTTCTTTTGGAGCAAGATTAAAATAATTAACACAATCTTTATAAAAAACATCTAACTCTTCATATCTAGCACCTTTAATCCCAAATTTTTTAGTTTGACCAACAGCATAACCGATAAAACTTTTCATATTAGAATTTCTAAACTTTTGATAATTTTTCTTCATAAAGTTCGTGAAAATACCATCATCAAAAACAATAGTATCTTCTCTAAACATACTAAAAAGTAAATCAACAGCACCTGTTTCAGATTTTCTAAGATGATTAAAGAAGTCATTTACAGGGTGTAATGTTAAATCAATATCATCAGAAGAGTTTTTATCTTTTGTATTTGAATTAAAAACAAAAGCACTAGGTGTATTACCAATAAGCACTTCTTTTAGATTAGGCATAAAAATACCTTTAAAATCTAAATCACTATTTTCATTATCAGTACCATAAAGAACAGAACCTGTAATTGTAATATATAAAACAGTTGAATTTGTATTTTTTTCAAATTCTTCTATTTTAGAGTCCAATAACTCTAATGTTTCTTTTGGAACTTTTTTATTTTGAACTAACATAAATATCCTTCTTTTTTAATTATGTAATTATAGCATTTTAATATTAAAAGAAAATTAAAAATTAAAATTAATTTTCTTCTTTATCTTCAACCATAGATGACATAATGTTCATTTGTTCATCATACTGTTTTACCATATTATTGTGTTCAGTATTAATTCTCTCTAAAATCTTTTCATAATTCATACTAGCATACTTATAACCAATTAAGAATGAAAACATCTCATCAGAAGTTTTAGTTGTTATCATAACACCACCATCATCAAAAACAAGTTTATACATACCATCATAAATTATAGTTGCTTTATTTTGTGTTAAGAATGTTTTTATTGTTTCATCTTTTGAATATCTATTCATTACTATCCTTTTTATTTTTCTGATAAATTTTAAAATCTAAATACCTTGTTTCTTTCATTAGTTCTTTTAATATTTTCTTAGTTACATAACCATCTTCATTTTTTAAAATTATAGATACACTAATTCTTGGTCTAAAGGTAAACTCATCTTTTTGTTTTGAATATGAAATTAAAGACTCAAATCCTAATAAAATATTATATAAATTTTCTATTTTCCAATACCCAAAATCATTTTTTGTATTTTCTTTATAGTCTTTAAATTCTTTTTTTATTACATTTGAAAATGTTGGAAATACTTCTATCAAAAATTTTTCTATATATCTTAAAGAAATATAATAAACTACACCTTTTTGTGTTGTTCTTGAAAACTCTTTAATAATAAATAAAGCATCTCTTAATTCTGTATTATGTGAATAATCACTTTTTATACTACCATATATTTTATTAATTTCTAATAAAACACTTTCAAAATATATACTTTCTTTTGTAAAGATTTTTTTATATTCTTTTTTATGTTTATATAAAGTTATAAATTTATTATGCTCAATTATATTATAAGCACTTTCTTCATCACTTGAAATATTATCATATTTTAGATACTCTATTTTTTGTTCTTCATATGGCAACCTAAAACCAAAACCTGTAAATGTTTTTGTATCTGAAAACACCTCTGTTTTTTCAGTTAAGATAGATAGAGTTTCTAAATTTAATTTAAGTTGTTTTTTAAGTTCATCCACAAATTGTTCTGATGTTGCTTTATCCAACTCTATATTAAACAATTTCTGAATATTATCATACTCTTTAATAACTTTTAAAATAGTTGAGGTATTTTTATCTTTTTTGAACATATTATTCCTTTAGATTAAAGCCTTAAATTTTGATAAAAGTGTTTCCATATCATCAACCAAACTCACTGCTCTTGATGGGTCAATAGTGCTTATAGTTTGTCTAATACTATCAATTTTTGATTCTGTTTGAGCTAAAGAACTTTTAAATTTATCTTCAATTTCCTGAATATTTGCTAAACTTTTTTGTTTAACTTTTTCCTCAATATCTAAAATTGTTTTATCTACATTCACAATATTTTGTAATTTATGAAAGTTTGCTTTTTTATCTAGTATCTCATCAAGATATTTAGCATCTGATAAAATTATTTCAGTACCATTGTTACAAGTCAATAAAACCTCATCATATTTTCTTTCAGCCGTCAAAATATCAGGACAAAATAAAATAGTGTTATTTATCTCAATATAAAATTCAGAATTTTCCATTACACAGCCTCTGATGAAATTGTACTTGACTGCATAATTTGTAATGTTTCTTCTTCAGCATTTGCTCTTTCAAGAAGTGCTTGTTGCATTTTTACCTCAATACTTTTAAGATTTTTATAACCTTTAACAGATTTTTCAATATATTTTTTTCTTGAATCAATCAAATCTTTAGTAAACTGTATATTTCTATCAGCGGCTTTTTCATAAAATTCTTCATCAATTTTTTCTGAGAAGTTATCCATAACATCAATAATAAGACTTTGAATATTATTTGTTGATTCTTGTGTAACTTTATTTGTCAATTCTTCTAAAGAGTTCATCATTTCAACAGTATCTTTCATACTATTAATAGTTGCCGCTATGTTTACAGAACTATTTAATGTATTTTTAAGAACAGGTAAAGTTTTTACAATTTTAACCATTAAAGTTTCCATAAGGTTAAGAATAAAATCAATTTGATTATATAACATTTCTTTAACCACTTGTCTTTGAGATTGAGCAACAATACTCATATCAATTGCTTTAAGTTTTTCACCTGAGCTAGTTGTATTATCAATAATATAATCAAGTTGAACAATATACTCTTCAAGTTTTGCCTCTTGTACTTGTAAATTACTTCTAAGTAAATCAATATTTTCACTCAAAACAATAAGTCTTTTCTTCTTTTCTTCAAAAGTATTAAAAATACCCTCAATAATTTCTTTAACAGAACTATTTTCAAAATTTGTTCTTCTGACTTCTTCATACTTACCCTTAGCCCAATCCCCAATCATCGGTACATTACCTAAATGGCTTAGTGTTTTTTCTTTAAAACTTTTTGTTTCACCTCTTGAAAATGTTTCAATATATTCTTTTGCTTTAAGAATTTCATCACTAATTTGATTTAACTCATCATTTTGTATTACAGTGGACATTTTATCCATATTTGAATCTATCTCTTTAACAAAAGAATTGAAATTCTTTTCAATATCTTCAATACTCATTACACCTTGAACTGTTTCTTGTTTTACTACATATCCATCAATTTCTTTAGACATTTTTTACCTTTACTTTTTACTCAGATTTATTTTTAAAAAAAGATTCAATAGAATCAACAATTTCTTTTTGGTTTTTGGATGTTTGAACATCATCAACCTCTACCCAATAAGAAGCCCAAATTTCTCTTTTTTGAAATTGAAATTTTTTATTAATATATTTAGACCAATTAATTAAAAAAATACCAACATCTTTTTTAGAAGACTTTTGGAAAAAATATTCTTCAAAATCTCTCTCATCAACTTCTACACCTGTTTCTTCCCAAAATTCTCTTTTGGCACATTGAGCAATAGTTTCACCCTCTTCAATTTTACCTTTGAAGAAATTGTATCTACTATGTTCTGATGTTTTATTTAACAATATATAATATTGCCCATTTATAATTAAATAAGGAGCAACCCCATAACTTTTTTCTTTTGCCATTTTGAATCCTTTTAGTTTATATATGATGAAATTATAGCAAAAGAAACCTTAATTGTATATTAATTAAATAATTCTTTTACTTTTTCTTCATCTAAATCTTCTGCTTTTGGTAATTCTAAATCTAAATGTAAAATTAATGAACCCTGAGTACCTAAGCCCTGATTGGGAATTTGTACAAAGTCACCGGGCTTTGTATTTTTTGGAACAGTAACAATTAAATCTTTACCATAATGATTATATTTTATTTCATTTCCAAAAATCATACTAACTAAATCAATTTTGATAATCTTTATAATAGTATCATTCTCAACAAATTCTTTATCATTATTTTTTGGTGTTATGATAATAAATAAATCTCCTGTATTTTTACCATCTGACATACCTTTGCCTTTAACTCTTACCCTACTACCCGGTATTGTTCTAGGTGGTATTTTTACTTTAGTACCATCTTGTAATTGTATAGAAGTACCTTTAAATAAATCTTCTATCGAAATATATGCTTGAATTGTTGTATGAATAAAAGGATTACCACCCATACCAAAAGGATTACCTTGTCGGGGATTTCCCTTTTGGTTGAAAAATGATGCCATTGCTTCTGCAAACTCATCAGCATTTGGATTAGGTCTTCCACCACCTGACCCCATTTTTTCATACATTTCATCACCAAATCTATCATACTTTTGTTTTTCTTGTGGATTGCTTAGAACTTCATATGCTCTATTAATTTCTTTAAACTTATCTTCACCACCCTCTTCTTTACAAACATCAGGGTGGTATTTTTTAGCTAATTTTCTATATGCTTTTTTTATTTCTACTGTTGTAGAAGTTTCTTCAATTTCAAGAATTTTATATAATTTTTTCAATTTTTCCTCTTTTATTCTTCAATTTCAGCATCAATAACATCATCATTATTTTCAGTGCTTTCTTTTACCTCAGCACCTTCATTTCTTTTTGATTTCTCTTCAAATGCTTTTAAATAAACTTCTTCAAGTTCATCTCTAATTTTTCTAATTTCTTCTGCTGTTCTATCTTCTTTTACATATTCTTCAACATCAGAAATTTTAGCTGATAGCACTTCATTTTTTTCTTCATCATTAAAGTTTTTAATTCTTGAAAGAGTAGCATCCAATTCATTTTTTGCTTCAATTGCTTTAATTTTTTCAGCCTTTTCTTGATTTTGTTTTTCAGCATCATCAATCATCTTTCTAATTTCTTCTTCACTTAAACCTGTCGAACCTGTAATTGTTATTTTCTGTTCTTTACCTGTTCCTTTATCAATAGCTGATACACTCAAAACACCATTAGAATCAACATCAAAATTAACTTCAATTTGTGGTACACCTTTTTTAGCTGGTGTTATACCCTCAAGATTAAATTGTCCTAAAGATTTATTATCTTCTGCTAATTTTGCTTCACCTTGTACTACTACAATACTAACTGCTGGTTGATTATCAACTGCTGTACTAAAGATTTCTGATTTTTTAACAGGAATAGTTGTACCTTTTGGGATGATTTTAGTAGCAATACCACCCATAGTTTCAATACCAAGTGATAATGGTGTAACATCAAGAAGAAGAACATCTTTTACATCTCCTGTTAATACACCACCTTGAATTGAAGCACCAGCGGCTACAACTTCATCAGGATTAACAGATTTATTAAGAGTTTTACCTTTAAAATACTTTGAAACTGCCTCTTGTACTAAAGGTATTCTTGTTGAGCCACCAACCATAATCAATTCACTAATATCATCTACACTTAAACCAGCGTCTTGTAATGCTGTTGTAATATGTTCAATAGTTTCATCTACAAGATTTTGTACTAACCCCTCAAATTTACCTCTTGAAATTTTTAAAACAAGATGCTGCGGGCCGGCTTCTGTCATAGTAATAAATGGTAAGTTAATTTCAGTTTCTACAACACTTGATAACTCTTTTTTAGCATTTTCTGAAGCATCATATAATCTTTGAAGTGCCATTTTATCATTTCTTAAATCAACACCCTGTTTCTCTTTAAAATATTCAGCAATATAATTAACTAAAATTTGGTCAAAGTCTTTACCACCTAAGAAAGCATTACCATCAGTTGAAAGAACTTCAAAAGTACCATCTCCAATTTCTAATACAGATACATCAAAAGTACCACCACCAAAATCATAAACAAGAATATTTTCCTCACCTTTTTTGTCCAAACCATAAGCAAGAGCGGCCGAAGTAGGTTCATTAATAATTCTTAGTACATTAAGCCCTGCAATAACGCCTGCCTCTTGTGTCGCCTTTCTCTGAGCATCATTAAAGTATGCTGGAACTGTAATTACAGCATCTGTAACTTCTTTACCAATAAATGCTTCTGCATCATCTTTTAGTTTTGTAAGGATTTTAGCTGAAATTTCTTGTGGTGTATAAATCTTACCATCAACATCAACAGCGGCCAAACCATTTTTATCTACAATTTTATATTGTACTTTTTCTTGAGCCTCTTTACATCTAGGTTCATTAAATTGCATACCCATAATTCTTTTAATTGCTTCAATAGTTTTTTCAGGGTTTGTGACTGCTTGTCTTTTTGCTGATTCCCCTACTAATACATCCCCTTTATCTGTAAATGCTACAATACTAGGTGTTGTATTTTTACCCTCAGCATTAGGAATAATTTTAAATTCCCCTACTTCATAAACTGAAACAGCACTATTTGTCGTTCCTAAATCTATACCAATAACTGCCATAAATTATCTCCTTTGTGTTTTAAATGTTTTAATTCTTAATTATATAATATTTTTATTTAATTTTTTCTTATTATATAGATTTTGGATTTAAAATTTTATCTCTTGCTGACATAATACATTTACCTAAAAGATTTTCACCATTCCAAGTACTTTCATTTAATACCTTATCATCTGACCAATGAAGCCCAATACCCCAAATCTTATCATAAGGTGATGCTTCTACTATATGTTTATTTTTGTGTGCTATAAGTTTTTCTAATAACTTAGGATTTTGAGAGAACTTTAAAAAATTCCCTCTTTCAACAATATCCATTTTATTAAAATTCCAAATATCTTCATCAAAACCTTTAATTTCTCTACCCAATTTTTTTAATACCTTTGGATTACTTGTTTGTTTCATTTTTTCTAATACATCATAATCTTTAAAAAGTTCTGCTTTTTTCATCATCATATACTGTTCAGCATTTTGAAAAATAAATCCATCTTCTTTGAATTGGTTTTTTGAAGTGTACCATTGAGAATAGATACTACCCCAAAAATAAATATGTGTTTTTGTTTCTCTAAAATTATTTTCTTCTACCATTTTTTAGCCTTTTTTTTAAAATATTAGTTCAGGGTATTCTTTTTTAATATATGCCATATCTGTTTTATCAATACCAAAAAACTCTTTTAGTATTGCTTTTATTAATAATGTAACTTCAACTCTATAAACCTCTTTATAAGCATAACCACCATAATAATCACCCTCACTTCTATCTTCTTCTTCTATAACACTTTCAATTTTATTATAATTTTCTTCTGTATAAGGAATATTCATTTTTTTAAATATCTTTTCAAGTTCTGTAAAATCAGTAAAATGGTATGGGTCATCAGGTGTTGTTTCAGACGGGCCGTCTTCATCCCAACAAGTACCATATGTACTTCCTTCTAAGACATACTCTTGTGTTTCTATATAATTTTGAAAGTTATTTTCTTCTTTTATATATTCTACATAATCAGCCTTATATACTTCCATTGTTTCTCTTATTTTATTTCTAAAATAACTTTCTTTCATAAAACTTAAATCAGAACCATAAATTATATTAACACTATCTTTTTCTCTATTTCTTGATAAATCATTGTAGATACAATTTTCTATATTAGGTTTAAAATATACTAATCTAATATAATAATCAAAAGTTTCAATCAATTTCTTAACTAAATTCCTTGTAATAAATAAACCATCCAAATAAACATCTGTTACTGTATAATTATATTCTTTTATATAATTTATTAAATCATCTAATGTATAATTATCCTTAAACAATTCATCAGCATTTATAACTGTATTAAATTTTCTTGATAAAACAGTTTTTCCTGAACCAGGCAAACCAACAGGTACTATTAACATTATATTTTCCTTTTTGTTTCTTCTATGTATTTTGGATTTTTTATAAACTGTTGTGAAAAGCAAAATTCATCGTGAAAACTTTGAACAGCAACATCACTAAATGGAATATAATTTTCATCAATCAATTCTTGTGTTCTATTGTTAAAATCTTTTGCTCCAAACTGTACTACTAAATATATTTCATCAGCACTTTTTAGATTATCTATCATATTTTATAGCCTTTTTCATATCCATTTCTTGTGTTTTCTTTTTTAAATCTTCTCTTTTATCATATAGTTTTTTACCTCTCACAAGAACTAACTCAGCCTTAATAAATCTAGTATTTTCAGGTTGATAAACTTTTGTTATAGATAATGTTAAACCTTTTTCTTGAATCTTTTTTTGTAATTTTTTAATCTCTCTTTTTTTGAGTAAAAATTTTATTGGTTTATCATCAAAAGAACTAAAAGCATCCAAATAATCAGGTCTAGCAAGTGAGTATTGTTTTAATGATAAAACACCATCATCAAGACTAACATAAGAACCTTTAAGGCTTAAAGAACCTTTTCTAATTGATTTTACTTGCGGACCGCTCAAAACAACACCTGCCTCAAATGTTTCAATTATTTCATAGTCGTGTTTTACTTTTTTATTATTTGAATATATCATTTTAATCCTTTAAACAGTTTTATCTAAAATACTCTCTGTATTTACAGTTTCATATTCATCACATTCTTTAAAACAACTTCTTTTCAATCTTTCCTTATGTAAAGTTTCAAGATATAATTTTTCCATAATAGCACTTCTATCTAGTTTATCTTCTAATATAAGTAAATTATATTTTAAATTATGAATTTCTTCCTTTAAAGAGTTTATCTGAATATCTTTATCAACTAATGTGTTTTCATAACTATAAAGTAAATCATCTTGTGCTTTATATTTCTGTAACTCAGCATTTTCTTTTTTTAACTTTTCATTTTCTTTCAGCATTGAGTTATAATCTTTTTTGATTACTTCCCAATCCTCTTTTAAAATTTTTACATACTTATCTGAAAACATTACTCTTCTCCTATAAGTTTTTCTGTTAATTCAACAAAATTTTTAGCATCTTCTGATACAAACCATTTACCATCTTTGAAAAGATATAGATACTCTTCGTGATAATCAGTTAAATCATCAGAACTTGATTTATAACCCTCTTCATCATAAAATCTACAAGTGTCAATAGTTTCATCTAAAACTGAAATATTACCCTTAGCAATAAGTTCTCTTGCTTTTTCTTCTGAATTATAGTTATTTAAAAGTATTCTACCATTATGTGATAAATATCCATCCCAATGAGCATAAATACCTTCAAAACTTTTATCTTCATTTTCTATCCAAATTGTACTTCTTGTTGCCATTTCTAATCCTTTTATGTTTTATATGTAGTATTATAGCTACTATATGCTTAAAGTAAAATAAAAATAGTATGTTTATTATTGATTTTTTAAAAATTTTATTGTGGGAACATAGATTACATTGAATCTATGTTTTTCATTACTTCATCAAGCATTACTGCTTTTTCAAGTTTTGTAAGAGTTTGTGGGTTTAATTTTCTTATTATATTACCATTTATTTTTTTAAGTAATTTAATATCATTAGCACTAATTAGTATAGGCATCATTTTTGTTTTATTTTCATCTAAAGTTTCTTTAAGATTGTTGTGGTCTAGTAGAATAGCATATCCCTTATATGTAGCAATATGTTCTCTTAATACACCTTTGTTCATATAAAACCTTGATTTTTTAAAAAATGTTAAACCATCTCTTTCAAAAACAGGTTTCATTTTCTTATCTTTTAATAACTTATCTAATTCATTAAAAGAACCTACTGTTTTAGTATTATCAACACCATTTAGGTTATTTTTCATATTTTTCCTTTATATTAACCAAGATACCCAAAAGGATTATCTTCTTTTGTTTTTTCTCTTATTGGTTTTTCTCTAACCTCAGCAGGATAAATAGTTTCATTTTTTAATACTACATCTTCGGCTTTGTGTGTAACATTTTTTACTTCTTCTTCTTCATCTCTGAATATTGAATCTAAGTTACCAAAATCACCATAATCAAAATTGTTACTATCTGTTATATCATCTGCTGAAGAATAATCATCTCTATTTGGTATATAAGATTTTAATTTAAGTTTAAAAACATTTTTCAGTCTATCAGAAGTAAATACATTATTATTACCAAAATCTGCTGAACTTAATTCAAAACCAGTAACTTCCATTATTTTATTACTTTCAAAAACTACCAAATTCCCAATAGGTAAATTTTCTATTGTTGCTTTACCATCTCTATTAACAATTTCAGGGTGTATCACTTCCATAACTTTTCTAGGAATGAATATATTAATACTTTCTACATTTTGAAGCCCAAAATTTGAAAATAAAGAGTTATCACCTTCCCAATTATCACTAGCTGATGGTAAACCAAAAAATTGGTGTACCTTTTGATTGTCTATCTTTAAATGACTCCATTCACCAAATATTTCATTTTGATTAATTTTTTCTGTTATAAGATATTTTACAGGTACACCATACATATTAATTAATTCTTCTGTTGTATCTCTAAAAAGTTCATATTCTCTATCGTGTGATGAGTCATATAAATTAAGGTTCATTTTATACCTCTTTAATTTTAATAATATTTATATGATTTTCTATTATAGAGATTATTATTTTTTATATTTTTTATATTCTTTCTTAGTCATCTCTTTACCATCTACTATGATATGAGTTGCTATATTTCTTTTTAACATATCAGAAGCATCAAACCAAAAGTTTTTTCCATTTACCATTTGTTTCCATTCTTTTTTATTTAAGAATTGTTTAGCAACACTCAAAAAAGAAATAATATGTTTTTCATCAAAATCTAATCTATCTTTAATATCTTGAAATTTACCACCATAACCACCTGAATAGTTGTGAAACATTATTCTTGAATTTTCATATATAACTCTTTTATCAGCATTAGCAAAAACAATAGCACCTGCTGAACTAGCGTGGCTTTCAATATATGCTGTTGTTCTACCATTAAATTTGTTATTCATTATATTCACAACTTGCTGACATTCAATAACCAATCCAACTGGTGACATAATTCTTAATTCTAATTCATCTTTTTCATTAGAATCATATAAATCATTTAATATTAAATGAAACTTAGGTGTTTGATTATCAAAAGTTCCTATAAAAAACCTAAATTTTGTATAGTCTTGATTTTTTACAATCTTCTTTTTATGTAAAGAGTGTTCTTTACTCTCATAAGTTTTGTTCTTATCTTCATTAAATTTCTTTCTCATATATAACCTTTTATTTTTAATAGATTTTATTATACAGTAAAAATACTTAATTTTTATATGAAGCCACCAACCATATCTCTATTTCCCCAAATATCCTTAGTAAACGGCCCGTCATCTTCCAAATCATCATCAGAACTAAAACCTAAATCCATAAATTCTTCCATCTCTTTATCATTCTCTTCTTGTTGTTTTTCTTTTTTATCAAGATAATCAACAAAACCTCTAAAATCATCAAAGTTTTTAAAATCTAAAAATGGAGCAAAAACAAGCATTAATGACATAACAAGGTCATCGTGATAACCCTCTTCTGCTTTATATATACCATCTTTATATTCAATGAAGTTAAATAATTCATCTAATGTTTTTGTATCATTTATTATTAGGTTTCCATTCTCTACAAATTTCTTTAATAGAGTTAAACCTAATCTTTTTGTTTTGGTAGTTGTCCTAATGCCCATTTCCTTTTTAGGGCGACCCTTACTATCTTTTTCTATAAAGACTTCACCCTCATATTCATAATTATAATATACAGTACTAGGTATAGACTCAGCTACATTATTTTCACATACTATCATAGCCTTATTATAATACAACCCTAAATCATTTAATTTACCAGGAATTGTTAAATAACTCTCGTGTAATTGTGCTGATGCTACTTGTTCAAAAGGTAAATTTGTAACATCAACAACTTGTAATCCAGCACTATCCAAACCCTCTTTTTTGGGGTCACAAGTAACTATATAATTATGATTAGGTTTTGGCTCTTTAAAAATTCTTAGTCCATTAAAAACATTATCAAACAAAATTTCATCATCATCCATAGGTTCAATATTTTTTAATGCTTGTGAATCTATTAAAGTTTTAGAACTACCTAAAAAAGAGTTACCAAAATTTTGTTGGAAAAACATCTCTCCATTTTTAGCTATTATTTCAGCCTTAAATTCATCAGGTGTTTTAAGAGTACCATCTTTTTTCCATCTAGGAACTTCTTTCCAACTTGCTTCAGCTATTCTATAACCATTTTTACCCTTTCTAGCACCCTCTACTAAATGATACCAATGATTAAGCCCACCAGCCGTACTTGACATAATAGTTTGTTTTTCCATAAGTGCTTCTTGAGCAGGGAAAACAGAATCAGCAAATTCTTCCCACACACTATGTCTAATAAAAGCAACCTCATCAACATATAATATATTAATAGTAAACCCCCTAAAAGCATCACCATTAGTTGCTGAGGTTAAAATTCTTGTACCATTTTCAAATTCAATAGAACCTTTATTCCAAACCTTTATACCCGGCTTCATCCAAATAGGTAACTCCAAAAATATATTTTTTATTTTGTCTAATACTTCCATAGCTAATTTTTGAACATTTGCCGCTATACCAATATTAATATTAGGTGTTGTAATTGCTTTCCATAATAGATAAGTTGAAATAGTTACAGATTTTCCTGATTGTCTCGGCCAAAATGCTAAAACATCTTCACCTGTTACTAAATCATCTTCTAACCTTTTTTGGTATGGTCTTGGCTCAGGTCTTTTAATACCTTTTTTAGTAACAATTTTACAATAATTTTCTCTAAAATAATAATAATCTAAATATGATGTTTTAATTTCATTTATTAATGTTTCTGAAAGATTTATTTGTGTTTTCTCTTTTTTTAAATCTCTTAACCCATTATGCGATATAGGCATACCAAAGGCATCTACATATAAACCCTCTTTATTTTTCTCTATATCTATAACACTTAAAACTTTATTTTTCTCTTCATCACTAAGTACAACATCTTTATTATGTTCTTTTAATTTATTAAATATTCCTTCCATAATAAAACCTTTACTTTTTATAAAGTTCAGCATAACCCTCTTCAACCATCTTTAGATTAAGTGACTCCCCATTAATTATAATATCCCCTAAATATCTTCCATATTTACCTTGGCTATCTTTATTTGTTCTAACAAAAACATCATCACCTTTAGATATAGCTGAGTTTAAATGTTCTACTAACCATAATCTTGATTTTAATCCTTCTTCTCTTTCTTCCCCTCTTATTTCAGGAGCATCAATAAAAGACAATCTAATCTTTTCAATAAATGAAATCTTAAATCCTAAATCAAGTTCTGCTGTAATTGTATCACCATCATATATTTTGTGTATTTTTTTAATTCTGTAAGTATAAAGCATTATAAATCCTTTTATAATTATTTATAATACTTTATGTAGTGTTGTAAGGTTATTGTAAGTTTTATAAGTCTTTAAGGTTATTTTGTGTTTTCAATTTTATGATAATCTCTTAACCTGTTAAGTTTATAAGGGTCAAAAACAAAAAGGCTTAAACTTATAATCATAGATAAAATAATTTTTTTAAATATCTTCATAGTAATACCCTATTTTTTAGGTATTACTAATTCAAAGTGTGGTAAATCAAAGAAATGAGAATCTCCGAAAAAGTCCATATCATTATCCCAATTTCCACCCCATCTTAAAGTATGTTTTATTTTTCCCTCTTCATAAAGTCTAGCGGCTATCCCCATTATTAATCCTGCTTGGTAATAAAAAAGTTTAGTTCCTGACTCATTTGTAAAAGGATTGAAACCTTTATAGTAAGGCATTAAATCAACAGCAAAAGAAGCAATAGCATCACCATCTTCATCTGTTAAAATTTTGTGTTCTTCATCTACACCAGCATCAAGTTTTTCACACTTTCTGCCTTGGTGTTTTGATTTTTTATGGATACCATCAAGTTGAGATTTGCCTTCATTAAAAAGTTTAAATTGTTCTTCTTCACTTCTTATACCATATATAACAGAAAAATCAAAATATTTAATTGCTTCATTACATATAATTCTTAAATCTCTATGACAAGTTTCTAAGTTTCTTTTACTTCTTTTACCAAATTTTGGCATTTAAAATCCTTTTTTTTGTTCTAAGGTGCAGGAATTGTTGTTTCTAAGTTTGTTGCTAATTGTAACATTTTCTTTTGTTTAGTACCTTGTAAAACAGTTGTAATTGTTTCTTTTACTTTTTTCATTGCTTGATAAAATTCTTTAAGTTTATCAGTTGCTGTTTTAGCTACTGCTTTAACATTAGCCATTAAATCCCAACCTGTAACAGCATCAATTAAGTGTATCGGGCCGGTAACAATATGTAATGTAGCCATATCTAATTTAAGTAAGAAATCTAAAACTTCTTCTTTTTTAACATTTTTAAGTTGTTCTTTAACAGCCTCTTTATCACCTTTAATTGCTGACATAAGAACTTTACCTGTACCTTTAGTAAAATCAGCTAAATAATCAATAATACCTTTTGTTTTATGTAATTTAAGACCAACTTTGTTTAACCAATCATTTACACCTTCTTCAAGTACAATTCTTTGGCTTTCTGTTAAATTTTCAAAATCATAAGATTCAGCTATAATATCACTTTTTTCTGCCATATATAACATTAAACCTATCTTATCTTCCATTTCTTCTACAAGTGCTTTTTCACTCATATATTCACTAAATTTTTTCATTTCTTTCTCCTATTTTAGAATTATTTATACATCCATTCCAACCCAAGGAATGAATTGAATTTTCTGTCCATTTTCTTTAAATGTAAAATTCCATCTAGTATTATTTTCCAAAGGGTCACCAAATAAAGTGTATATAATAGGTTCTTTATCATATTTTTCTTTAATATATTTTACAATTTTTTCAAAACCCTTTTTATCTTGTACTAAGTCACTTACAATTAATATATTTGTAGCACCTCTTAAACCATCATCTTTAAGCAATGTTACACTATCAGAATTTGAGCTAAACTTTTCATAATTTATAATACTCAACCCTGTATTAAATTCATTTGATAACCTTACACCCAAAGGTAAACCATCCTTAAACACTGAAACAATCTGTAAACCATCTTTTTTAACATTCAATAGGACTCTATTTTTAATGTCATTAATAGCATATTCAAAATGTTCACTATTAAAATAAAACTTTTGTTTATTCATATTAACCCTCCATATACTTATTTTTTACTACCTATAATAAGATAATCAATACCATCAACAACTTTTATAAAATAACCTTTTATATAAGGTACATCAACAGTTCTGTTTGCTTTTCTCAATCTTTTAATATCACTATCACTTGTTGCAATATCTAGTGATATTGGTAATTGTTTGTAATCATTTAGTGATTTTTTTATATTTTCAAAACTATTATTAAAATAAACTTCTTCATAAGCATATTCTTTTATAGTACACTCAAAATTACCAAAAATACTACCAAGATAAAAATTTTTGCTTAATTCAAATTGTTTTTGTGATAATGCTGTTAGTACTTTACCATAAAACTTATTATTTTTTTCATATATATTTAATACAAGTACAATATCATTTATAAAGATAACAAACTTAAAATCATTTACTGTAAAATTCTTTTTATATTTTTGAAAAGCAATAGATAAAGAAATATCAGATTTTAGGTCTGATATTTTTAAATCTATATTAAATCTTTTTTTTACTGATTCTAATGTGTGTGAATTTATATATACTTTTTCTATTTTTAAGTTATTATACTCAACAGCAAATGTTTCAAGTGTCATTTTATCTCCTTTTTAATATTTATATTGTACTCATTTTTTCCTTAATTAGAGATAAAATTTTATCTGTATCATTTGTTTCTATATAAGAAGTTTTATTTAATAAATCTAAAACTTTTTTATCAATCTCAATAGCACCTTTTAAATCTTGGTTTCTTCCCTCTTCTTGGTAATTAAATTTTCTTGTTAGCATAATATTAATATTATTATATCTTTCTGAAGTTTCAAAAATAAAATCTCTTAATTTATCATCATCAGTATAAGCCGCACCCAACAAAATAGGACTATCAGTTATTATAAGAAATTCATCCTCTTTAAAACCTTGTTGTAAGTAATAGTTATGAACTCTCCACACCCTATGATGTTGATTAGCACCTACATAATATTGGTCTTTCAATATTTCCATAGATTGAGAATAAACCATATCTTTAGCAAACTCGTGTATTAATTCAACCTGTAAGTTTTGTTGTTTACATCTAAAAAATAACTCTGATGCTTTTGTACTTTTACCAATACCCGGCCCGCCATAAAAATTTAAAACCATTATATAATCCTTTTGTATAATATAAATTTACCTTGGTGTATCTCTTTTAAAGAATACCCTTCTGAAATTAGTTTATTAATCTCATATTCATTATTCATATCAATTATAGCAAATGTTCTATTAATTTTTTCTTCAGTATTATTATATGATGGTTCTATTAATTTTATTTCACTATTTAATTTATCAAAATTTTTTAATAATTTTTTAAGAACTTTTTTTAATTGATTACTAGAATATATAGTTTGTTTTATTTCTATTGTACTAACTATTTCTTTTGTATCGAATGTATTTTCCCAATGTACTTCATATGTTCCTGGGTGTATTGACTGTGAAGCCACTGTACTTTCTAAACTCATATAATCCCCTAATCACTAAAAGTAATATTCAGGGTATTCTGAATACATTTTCTTTTTTGAGTCATTGTTTAAATCTTCAAAAAATATCTTCATACCCTTATACATAAAATAATTATACTCAGCAAGATGTTTAGATAGTTTCTTATCTATATCTAAAGTACTACCCATTATTTTTATTTTTGCTAAATCCATACCATAATTTGGTGGGTAAGGAAAATCAAAACTTTCTTCTTTATAATCTATTAATCTAATTTTCATATAAATTTTCCCACTTACAATTATTTTTTATGTCACCATTACTAAAAAGATATAAAACATCAAGATTTTTATTAGTAACATTATAATCCCAATACCAAACATTAGGGTACTTTTCTAAAACAATAGCACCATATTCATTTTTATATTGCTCTATATTTTGCCAATCTCCATCTATACCAAGAAATGTTTCTAAAAAAATATGTTTTCTAAAAACCTCATCTTTTTCAAATACATCAGGTCTTATTGTTAATTCCATATCAAATAATGCTGGAAAATCTTTTTTCCATTCATCAATAATCCAAAAATTAGATGATGTTAAAACAAAACTTAATCTAATATTATAACCATAGTGGTAATAATAATTTACTAAGGTTTGATAATCATTTTCTGAAAGTGTTTCATCAATACTTAAAACAATTTTATCATAACCATAATCCATTGCTTTTTCAGTAAAATATATATCCCTTGTATGTATGCTAACTTTTATATCTTTATTATACTCTTTTGCTTCAACAGGAATAAATATTGTTTCACTTATTAATGATGGGTCTGAAGTATCACCTGAAACTGAAAGTAATTGTGTTCTATCAGCATAACATTCTAAAAAACCTTTGATTTTTGAACTATAATGAGGTGTGATATTTTCTCTTATAGAATTACCAACACAAAATTCACAATTAAATTTACAAGAACCACCAGCTAATATAGATATATAGTCTAACATAGTTTATTCTTAATTAGATGTTTTAAGAAAAAGTCAAATAAAAAATCACCATATAGAGGAGAATCTTTTAATACCATTTCTTTCTTATCATTAATTACTTCATCATAATCACTCTCATATTCAAACATATCATACACTTCACCAACCACCCAAGAATGGTCACCTACATATCCTTCTTCATTTGAATACACACAAAGCATTTCTTTTTCATTTATTTGTATTAGGTATGCTACTTCCATATAACCTAAAGCACTATTTGTTTCTATTAATCTTATTTTATCTAAATCCATATCTAACCTTTAAAAAAATAATTCAGGATATTTCTGTTTTGCTTCTTCTCTTGTTCCTGAGAATTGAATTTCACTTTCAAAAACTTCAGAATAACCACCACTAGCATATATTTTCCAAATAATATTTTTATATCTATATGCCTTTCTTATTTTGTTGGAGTGTGTAATAAAAACACACTCTACACCATTTTCTAAAATTTTATCAACAAACACTATCTAACCTCACAATTTTTAGCATAACCATTTGTAAAAGTCCAATATCCATTTTCATCATTAAACCCAACAACTTTTTCAGGTTCTATTTCTCTCCATCCATCAGCAAATTCACAAGTTAGAGTTTTAGTACCTGATTTTACATCTATCTCAATTTGTGATGGTTTTGATAATATTGCTATTAAAGAAAATAATACCATAATTGAAACTACATAGTAAGAAACTTTTTTGAAATTAATTTGTGACATTTTAAATCCTTTTTGTCTTTTGATATGTAAAATTATAACATATTAAACTTAAATGAAACTTAAAAATTAAATCTTTTTAAAACTGTAAGAACTATAAAAGTCATCATAATCATCAGGTGTACTAGCATAAGTACCATCTTCTAAATTACTCATTCTCATAACAACTTCTTTTAAAAGTTCATCTTTTGTATATTCTTTATCTTCTATTTGTATAGAAAAGGTTGTTTTAGATAATTGTCTATCATCTTCTACACTTTCAAATAACATCTCACCATCAACACAACTAACTCTTGCTTTGACATTTTGAGGTAATTCATCAAAATCATTTTTTGACATATAAACTAATGGATATATTTCTATTTCTGAATCTCTAAGATACTCAAGTGTATCTCTTTTTAATATCACTTCACTTGATACTACTCTATTTACTAATTCTTCCAAAATAAGTATATGTGAAACACTATCACTTGGTTTAAAAATAACACAAACACTATTTCTTTGTAGATTATCTAATATATCTATTTTTAATTCTTTTTTCATATTATAGCCTTTTCCTTAAATATGATGAAATTATAATATGATTTAGATTAAAACAATATTAAATAAAAAATTAATAATTACCATTCATCTTCATCTAAGCCTTTAGGAAACATTTTATAATCTATTCTTTCATAATTTTCAAAAAATAATTCTTTTACATCAACATTAAAAACAGTTTCAATTTCTTTAGCTACTATTTGTCTATGACAAAAATCTTTAGGATGTTCATAACAAAGCATTACAATAGTTTTGTTTGGATATTTTTCTAACCAAGAGTTTATAATTATTTTTATTTTATCTTTATATAGAACTTTATCATTAAATTCTTTTACATATTTAATCTCTCGTGGTAAACCTTCTTTTGAATTTTTATACTCTAAGAAGAAATCTTTTTTAGGTGCTAACCTTTTATCCCAATCATCTATTAAAGTTATAATATTATTTTCCAAACCACCACTAATTGAAATTAAAACAAAATCAGGATAATTCTCTCTGATTTTGTTAATATTAGAATAGTAACTTGTGAATATTTTTATTTTTTCCATTCTTCAATATCATCCATAATTTTGTCTATTGCTGTTTCTATACTTTCATAGTACACCTTATCAAAACCACATTTTTTTACATTAATATCTGCTGATGCTTCCATATTACAAAGAATTTTCTTACAAGGAGTACCTATTAAATTCTCTTCTACATTCACTACATTACCCTGAGTACCAATAACAATCACAATAGTATCTTTATTCATAGTATGCTCAAAAGCACGCCACAAGTAGCTATACATAGGTGCTTGACCACCAAAAAATACAATAGATGGTTTCACACCTTTTCTACTATTGCATTTAGGACACCTATCTTTTTCAATATCCCACTGCTTATACCCAATATCCCATTTAGTACCACAAGCATAACATTCCATTTTTTTAAGTTCTCCGTGAATATGAAGAACTGGAACTTCTAACCTTTCAAAAAAGTCTGATATATTCATTGTAATATTTAGAACACTATCAGGGTACTTTTCATATAATTCTTTTATTTTTAAATGTGCTTTATTTGGTTGTGCTTTTTCTAATTTATTTCTTAAACCATTATAAAAATTATGAACTTCTTCAAAATTTTGTTTCCAAGTACTTTCAGTACAAATATCTTGTATTTTGTGGCTATCCCATAAACCATCAGAACCCCTAAAAGTTTTTAATCCTGATGGGGCATCCAATCCAGCACCACTAAAAATAATTATTTTTGGTTCATCATCAAATTCTCTTCTTGGTATATACATTATTATTCCTTTATATCATTTTTAATCTCAAAATTGCTTCTGTACCACTAAAGGTATTATTTTCAATAATCTCTTTAATCTTTTCTTTTGGTACACCACCCTTTAGTAAATCATTTGTATCTTTAAATTTTTTTGGTATCTTAGTCGGCCAAATAAAAACATTATAACCTTTCTCAGCATATTTTAAAGACTCTCTTTGTGATGCTTCATCAATATTTTGATTATCCAAACAAAAAACTAGCTTATTTTTATTTAATTCTTCTATTCTTTCAACTGATAAACTAGCACCCATTTGGGAAATAGTATTATCTAAACCTGATGAAAGTCTATCATAAACAGATTCAAAAACATATATATTTTTCTCTCTATCTATATTAAACCAATTTTCAACTTTCCAACTATCATTACCTTTTAATAAAAATACAAAAAATCTTTTTTGTTTGTATGATAATGCTTGAAAACCATATATTTTATCTTCTTTATAGAATGGTATAATAATATATTCACTTAATCTTACCTCAGCACCATTAAATACAATATTATTATCTTTTGGTGAAAAATACCATCTATCATAGTTTTCTATTTTTCTATTCTTTAAGTATTTTATAGGTTCTTCAAATTCTAATAAAGGCTTAAAACTTTTTGGTAAATCGCCTAATATTGGTGTGTGTTTTGTTTTGTGTGAACTAAAAATATTATCTAAATTTATATCTTCTGTTGTTTCATTATTAGAGTTTTTATTTTTATTTTTTGATAATTTTAACTCTTTAAAGGTACTACCCATTTTTTCTTTTTTATATTGGTCAAATAAAGTAGGATGGTAATCTCTAAGATAACTATACATATTACCTTTATAACCACAATTAAAACACGCTATTGATGGTGTATCATATGTAGGTTTAGTGTATAAATGAAGTCGGTGTTTTCTACCATAAGATGAACCCTCATTACATATATCACAAGATTTAGATATATCATCACTTTTAATGTATCCTATGTCTTTAGATGAGGTTTCTAGTAAGAAGTATTTTTGTTCTAATGGTTCTATAATAGCCATAAATAACCTTTATAAATATTTTTAAAATAAGGAATGTAATATGATTTTTTCTAATGAAAACATCAATAACATATATAAAACTTTACTTGAAAGAAATTCTAATGAAGAAGCAAACTATATTTTATCAAATAGTCTAGCAATTTTAGGGGATAAAAAAATAATACCAAGTAAAGAACTATCAGAACATAATATAAAAAGAATAAATTCTTATAAATATCCTGATAGACTTGAAGCATTTATTAATACAACACTTCAAAAAAGTGAAATATGGAAACAATATTCCTTTGTAAAATTTGTTTTTTCAGAATAATAAACTACCATTCTAAAAAATCATCAAGTGATGATTCATCTGAGTCACCATAAAAAAGATGAACTTTTTGAACCATCTCACCCAAACCTTCATTTATAAAATATTCTAATATCTTGTTATTTTTAGCAAGATTATTTTTTGTTTTATATTCTTGTAGTATTTTTTCTTCTACAAATTTTGGAATTTTATTGAAATCAACTAAAACAGCATTTCTTTTAAAATTATCTCTATACATTTCATCAGAATCTAAAAACTTATTAAGTGTTTCAGAATTTTGTGAAACTTTTTCAGCCTTAACTTTTCCGAATGCTTTTGTTTTGTAAATATCTTTAATATCTGAAAATTGCCCTTTTTTCTTCCCTGATTTAACTACTTTATAAACATCAAATTTTTGAAGTAGTTCATCTGCCATACTCAGTTTATGAAAATTCTTAACTGATACATCATATATACCATTTTCTTTTAAGAAAGAAATAAAACTATCTGAAAATTCAGTATATTTAACAACACCCGGTACATTATCCCCATCATCACCTAATAAGGTATGAATTACTGTAAATCTTGACATTTTACCCTCAGGTGTATCAATAATTTCCTGCATATCTGCTGATATTTCTATTTCAAGTCTTTTAATTGGGTCAAAAAATGTAATTAAATCATTTTCTGCTTGTACTTGTTGCCAATCGTGGTCTGATGTAACTAAAGTTATATTCATTTCATTACCATAAGTATTACTTATAACCCCAGCAATATCATCTGCTTCTGCTTCATCTACTTTAATAACTTTATAAGGGAAATAATTTTCTAAAGCATTTGCTACCTTATCAAGTTCTTCATAATATTCAGCAAAATTTATTTCAGATTTATCTCTATCTTTTGCCCTATGTGCTTTATATAATGGATAAAATTTCTTTCTCCAATTATCTCTGCCATCCATAGCAATAATTATATCACCTTTAAACTTAGTATTTACTGATTGTAAAGAATTAAATATCAAATGTTTATAATATTTCACAAAATCAGAAGTAATAAATTTACCATTTTTCTTTTTTGGATGTGCTTGTGATACAGCAACATATAACATTCTACTTGATAAATGAGAAAAATCTATTACTATTATAGAATTATGTTTCATTTTACAATCCAAATCTTAGAAGACTAAAGGTCTTCTAAGAATGATAAATCATCACTTTGTGCTGATGGTGCTGATTGGGTTGTATCTTGTTTTGTTTCTACTTTTGGTGTTTCTTGAACATCATTAGCAGGTGTTTCAGTTTGAGATACATCTACACTATCAACAACATTTTCTTTAACACTTTCTGTTTTTGGTGCTTCCTCATTAGTTCCACTAGTTCCACTAATAAGAGGTGCAACAGCATTTCTAAAAACAACTTCATCAAGATGTTTAGGTTTATATGTTTCAAGAACATATTTAAGTTTACCTTTAAGTTCTTCATATGAATCAAAAGCATCAGGTTTTAAGAACTCTGAAAGTTTATGCCCATTAGCAAGAATATCTTCTTTGGCAACATCTCCATTTTCATAAATAGCACTTACACCCATAATTTCAGTTTCATCATAGTTAGGGAATCCAGCTACTTTTTTAATTTTGAGTTTTACATTACACCCTGTAAATGGATTGAAAAGTTGTTTTGGTTCTTCTCCCATTTGTCTTTCTGTTTCTGATGGGTTGAGAGCCGCCATAAATTTATCTTTAAGTTTTGTACCAAATTCCCATAAGAAAATTTTACCCTCATTTTGTGGGTTTGCTGGGTCTTTAATAACTTTGATGTTACACATATATTTAATACTTCTATTAAAACTTCTAGCCTCTTGTTTTGCTTCTTCTGTACCAATTCCCATTAAAGACTGCCATAAATCACTAGCTGGACAAGGTTGTTCAATAGTTTGTGGTGAAGTACCAATATACCATCTTTGTCTTTTCTTAATAGGGTCATATGAACTAAAAGCGTGTTTGTAAAGTCTGATGAATGGTTTACCCTCAGGGTCTGGTAGTAATCTGATAATTGCTCCACCTGCTCCATTTTCATCTTGAGCTAATCTCCACAATCTATCATCTTTGTAGTTTTTCTTTGGTTTGTCTTTGACATCCGCACCTAAATTTTTTTCTAGTGAATCCCAATCTAATGAGTTGCTGTTAAAATCTAACATATATTTTTCCTTTTTCTAACAATTATTTAACGAAATCTAACAATTTCTAACATTTCCAACGATTTAATCGCACCTTATTTAACATACTGTAAAGAGCATCAATAAAATGATAACTCTTTATTATATGTTAAAGAAGTAATAATATTTATATTTTTTTATTACTTCTTTTTGTTTTGTAAATGTATTATATAGTAAAATTACTTAATTTTTTATTTTTAATACCAAACTAAAGATTTTCTATTTGAAAGTTGTATATAACCATCAATATATTTTCCTTGAACTAATTCTTTAATCTCAGAATTTTCAACTGTTACTTTAATCTTGCTGTCATCATAAATAACATTATGTAAAGTTTCATCTGTAATTCTTACAAATTTCTTAGGTCGCATATCTTCACCACCACCTAATTCAACAATCTCAAATTTATCTTCTATTGATTTTATATTTTCATCAGTTAATTCAGTGAAATATATATAAGGTATCAAATCACTTAAATCTGTAAATTCATCTTCATATTTTTTCATTGGCTCAGTAATAAATTTTGGTAAGTTTAATGAATGTTTATAGAGTAAAACAACACTTTTAAATTTAAGATAATCATTTCCTTCTTCAATTCTATCATCTTTAATTACCATTGAAATATTGCTTGAAGCAAAACCTGTTTTTTCAAATAACTCTTGTGCTAGTACATAATTCCCAAACATTTTAATCCTAATATTTTATTTTTTAATCTAATAAGTTTGCCGCCTCAGCAAATAATTTTTGTGTTGGTTCTCCAACTCTATACATAAATTCTTCAATACTTAAATCATAAAATTCAGCAAATCTTGCTATAAGGTCTAATATAAACCTTGACTTAGCAGTGTTTTTCAACATTTCAGCTATCATTTTATCATTATCAACAATTTTTTTAAATTTGGAATATTCATTTGTTAGGTATTCATTAATTTCTTTTGTACCTTTCGGGGTTTGTATATCTATTTCTTTGAGTTTTTGTATATATTCTATACCTATATTATCAGCATATTTCAATGTTTCTGATTGTAATATACTTCCATATAAACCATTCACATTTTGCTCCTTTGTTTTGATAGTGTATTATAGTAAAAATATACTTATGTATTGCTTAATTTTTGAGATTTTTTATTGTTTGTAGAAACAAAGTGTTACAGAAGAACACCTTGTTGTTTTATTTTAAGTTTTGCTTGTAAAACTTCTTTTCTGAATATTAGTTCATCAGCACCATTTTTATGTGTTATTTGTACACTTAAAAAATATGTTCCAACTTCTAATAATTCTGATTGAGTTGGTGATATTTGAAAAATAAAAAAAGAATTTTCAGGTGTTTTAATAGTTGGTTTTAAATCTATATTAGCAACAAATTCACCATTTGTATTTGTTTTAACCCTTACTGTTCTTGTATATGGTACAAATACGCCTGTAATTGTAATATATAAGTACTTATCAGGTACAACTACATCAGAATTAGTTATAGTTCCTTTTAATGTTAGAACGCCACTATCAATAGTTTCATCAGTTATATTAACTAAATCATTTTTATCACCTTCAAAAATTTCATAAGATTTTTTATAATCTTCATTTTCTAAAGAATCATCATTTAATATTGTAGTATTTTTAGCAAGAGTTCCTTCCAATATAGGTGTACCACCTAAAGCACTACTAATTGTCCATTTACCTTCCCATTTATCATCTAATAAAGATATTTGTTTTGATGAAAATTCATAAATATCTGAACTATCTGCTTTAATTAAAATTATCTCTTCCATAAAATCCTACTTTTTTATTAATCTACTATTCTTGAAGCATTTTTCTTTCTTGCTTTAAGTAATGCTTTTTTCTTTGCTTTTGGCATACCTTTTACAACTTTACCTTTAGTGTTACAAGTAAGTTTACCATCTGAACTTGCTATTCTATCTTTGTTTTTTTCCATACATTGTTTTTTAAGTCTATCAGCCTTTTTGAATGATGGTTTCATTCTATACTTATTTGCCTTAATTTTAGCTTGAGAACTCATTTTTTCATCTAAAGCAATTTCATTAATACTTTCAACATATTCTAAAACAGCCTCTGTAATTTCGATAATTTCTTCATCATCAATTTCTTGTTCCTCAATAAGATTAATTAAATCTTGCTTAGCCCATTTTTCACTTTCTTGTATTGTATCTTCACTCACTAACATCTCTGTAAATTTCATAAAATTACTCCTCTTTTTATTTTATTTATATTCTACAATTTTTATATGAGAATGTAATCTTTTTAATTTTTTCAGACCAATTATATTTTTTAATATCAGTTTTCCAAAGTTCTTTAATAATATTCTCAACCCAAACAATTTTAACTATATTTTCAGAAAATTCTAATGTATTTACTTTTGTATCAAAATTTAATTTAATAACTTTTTTAGTCCAATCTACATTTTCAATATTAATAGATATTACTTTATCATCACAATTATTTTCAATTATAAAACTTTGTGATGCTGATGCTCCCTGATTATCATAAACAGTAGAAATTACTTTAATTTCACCTAAAATATCAATAAAATTATATTCCCACGGTGTTAAATCATTTATTTCACCTGTTGTATAATATAAGTTCCAATTATCATTACCATTAATATCAGGATTATTTCTCCAAATTTCCCATTTAACTTTTTCAATATAACCATCTTCATCAGTGCCATTATGAATAAATTTATATTCAAGACTACCATTATCACTTATATCTATTGCTTCTAAATTTATCTGAGGTGGGATATTTTCCATATACAAGATTTTTTCTAAATCTATTGTTACATTCTCATACCCATTAAAATAAGTTATATGTTCTATAATAGAAATATTTCCAAAAGAATTAGCTGTATAAGTAACATTTGAACCATCTATATAAGTAGTTTCATCAAGAGTTATTTCAAATTGATATTTAGATATTTGGTCTAAATCTCCACTTGAATTATCATCAATATTTACATCATCACCCTTAGATATTGTATCAGGACTCCAAACAAAATCTTGATGTATAATATAATATATTTTTATAGTTTTAGAACATTCAGCTATATTCCCATAACAATCCTGAACTTTAATTTTTACTTCTAAATCTCCACCTGTATCTTCAGTATGAACATTTGAAGTACTATAACCATCTCCAAAATCATATTCAACTTTACAAGCACCCATACCATAAAATATTACTTCTGAAATATCAAAATATTTATGATAGACAAAATGTTCTTTATCAAATTCTATATATGAAAATTCATTAGTATTTTGATTAGTTCCTATTATTGTATCTTCTGTTGTTGCTTCTGTTGGTAAAGTCCAATCTGAACAAGTTATGGCTGATGGTTCTTTTAACATTATATCTTGAAGATAAACATCATCACCTTTCATTTCTTGTACAACAAAAGCAAGTTCTGATGGTGGATTATCTTTATCTGTTCTTGAACCATCTAACCAAACAGCAATTAAAGCATACTCACCAGCTACATTATTTAAACCTAAAGTATTATCATTACCTGATAAATCAGGGTCACCTAAGTTTATATTGTAGTCTGTATCTTCTGTATCTCTAACATCACTCCATTTGGTTAAACCATTATTACTATTATATACAAAAACCTGAACTTTAGCATCAACAGCATCACCATTTTTGTTATATATTGTTCCGGCTAGTGTTATGTTCAAACTCATTTTTCAACTCCCCATTTTATCTCAAAAGGTGTTCCTTTTGATTTAATCCAAAAACCACTAATTTCAAATTTAGTAATATCATCATCAACATCATAATCTTCATCTATATATACTAATTTAAAGTTGTGTACTGATGTATCTTTTGTAAACCCAGGAACATAATTTCTATATATATTCTCATCTCCAACATACCCATTAATTACTATAATAAGGTCTTTTGCTTCTGTACCATAAACATCTTCAATTTGGTCTATAATAACATTTTTAACTGTACTTCTTACATCTTTATTATATGCTATTTTATGAGTATCCTTATTCCAATAACCATACACCATAGGTATTGCACAAAGTTGCCATACATTTGCTTCAACCTCAATTATACCTGAAGCCATTAAATCTTGTTCTGATGTATCACTACCACAACTTTTAAATACTATATCATATAATCTATCTACATTATTTTCAGCATCATCTTTATCTATTGCTATTTCAGTAAGTTTATAATACCCCTCATCATTATATGTATAACTAAAAGCAGGATTACCTTCTCTTGTTGCTACCTCAACCCAATCTAAATTATCATCATCGTGTACTACTGTTCTAACTTCATTACCATCATCATCTTCTGAAATTTCTACATAAGAATTATTATCTTTATATAAATGCCAATTAATAGTCAAATCTTCAGGATTATCTTCTTGGTCTGTTGAACACGAAGTGTAATAATGTACAGGAACAGTGTAACAACTAGCATCTAATTCATTACAAGCCTTTGGTGGTATGTTTGTTTTTTGTATAACTTTTTCTAATTCAACATACTTAACTTCCCACCCTGTAAAATATCTAACAGTCTGTTTAATATGCTGTTCTCTTGGCACTGATAAAACTTCTGTAATAGTTTCATCTTCACCTTTTTCAGTTCTTGTACCATCTTCAAATAAATCATAATCAACTGGTAATATGTCATCTAATGTATCACCATCATTGTTATCGTGAGTTTGGTCTTTGTCTTTGTAACCTACTACATCATAAGGGTCATCTATATTAGGAATTATATCAGTATTATCTATTATTGTAGGTTCTATTGGGTCTGTTGAAAAGTTGGGTGTTATAGTATATTCTTTCCAAGTTAAATCTTTTTGTAATTCATATGTAAAAAGTTTTCCTGTTCCATCATCTATTGTTAAATATTGTTTAATTGGAACAGAAGAACTTGGGCAAGATGCTATATGTTGAAAAGGGTCTGTAAATGTATCTGACTCATAATTAGTATCCACAAAAAGACTCCTTTTTGTAAATATTTATATTACAATCCTAAATCTTTTTTCAGTGTTTCTATAAAAGGTATGAAATTATGTTCTCCATAATCCTCTTTTAGTATTTTTGAAATTACTAATGCCAAATCTTTATATGACATAGATTCATCTATTTTTTCTATTGATTCTACTATATCATTATAAAGAGTTTTAGTATCTTTTTCGCTCATTAATATTTAACTCTCAAATAAGCAAATTTTTGAGGTCTGCTCCATTTAGCATCTTCTAAATCAGGGTCATCATCAATATTTTCCATATATTTCATATAACCTTTATCAGCATTAAGAATACATAGAATAACCATATCAGAAATAAGTGTTGTTCTTGACATATATCTTACTAATCTTTCACCGGGTTTTAAATCTACTTCTTTTTCTTTATCTTTTTCATTTGATTGTAATTCAACAAAAACATATTCACTATCTTGTCCTTTTTTCTCAAAAGTTTTTAGCAAACCTACACCAATCTGATTATAACCACCTTGCTTAATTTTTCTTGAAACAGAAGTATCTGCTATACTCCATTTACTTCCATCCTCATTTCTATAAATTCTATCATTTTTTTCAGTTAAATATTCACTAAATGTTTTCATTTTTATAACCCTTATTCTATTTTACTTCAACAAGATTTAATTCTTGTAAAACTTTATTTGTTTTTTGAGATAATGGTTTAGTTATATGGAAAAATTTTCTATCTTGTGATACATATACATCACAAGATTTACCCAATTCCATTACAGCCTCAGCATTATATCCAAAACTTAATACATCCTTACCTTTTAGGTAATCATCCATCTTTGTATCTGATACTTTTTTAACAGATTCTAATAAGATTTCACTAAACTTTTTCATCTCATATCCTATTTATTTTGTAATTGTACAATTTTTATGCTTAAAATGATATTAAGTAGAATTTCTATTAAGAAAATTCTACCATACCACTTACATCTATATTAAACTTAGCTAAAAATGCTGAAGTTCCATTACCATCATCATAATACTGATTATCAATAGGGTTTATTGTCATACCTGTTCTATCAATTAAAAAGAATAAAGGCTCACCTGTATCAGCATCATTTGTTTCTACCCAAGCACTAGTATATGGAGAGAAAATTGTACTACCCCTTGAATATCCATTACCTTTTATACCCATAACAACATTATCTACTTTACTATTGTCGTGTGTATAATCTACATAAATATCAATCCCACTCAAATTACCTATGTAAGATGGACTATCATCATCAGGATTTTCTTTAGCATTATAAAGTAAACCAACTGATAATATACTACCTATATCTGATGATACAACAGCCCAAGCACCTGAACTTCTATTATCTGATTTTGGTAAATCACTCAATGCTTTATTAATTAAAACTAATATACTTCTAGCTACTTCAAGTACTCCACCATCATAAGAAATTTCTTTTACTAAAGAAGCCCTTGCTTTAACCATATCTAAAAAATCTTTATCAATTTTATAAGTTAAATCATCTATAAGATAATAAGCTAAAAATTCATTAAATTTTTCTCCGTATGTATCTTGAAGTTCTTGAATAGATTCAATAGAGAACTCACTTTTAATTGTTCTAGTAACTGCATCCACATAGTTACTTTGGTTGTTTACTTTATCATTTGTATTGTCATACTCTGTACCAACTACTAATCCTTGTGGACTTTTGATTGGTTGAATATCTGAAACCCTTTTTGCTATACTTCTCTTTTGTAAAATTCTATCAATAGCACCAAGTAATTCCGGCTGACTAACTATATTATAAGCCATTTTGTACTCCTACATTTTATAAATATTTATAAAGGATATTCTTATGTTAAAAAGGTTTAGACCCTCTTCACAACCTGATGGTTCAAAAACAGAATTTTTATTACCTGATAGTTATGTAGGTGGAGATATTTCTTTATTTATGAATGGGCAATTATTAGATGTTTATCAAGATACTGACCACCCTTATGGGTATGATTTAGATGAAGATAATAAAAAGATTATCTTTTATGTAGCACCATTAGAAGAAGATTATATATATGTAATATATGATGATTCAGGTGAAAGTTCAAATCAACTAGTATCAGGTAGTGGTGTATTAAGATTAACTAAAGGTTACACACTTATATCATACCCAGGGGCTATTAAAGCAATGTGGGATAAAGAAAATCATAAAGTAATATACCCTGATGATGTTTTAGCTAATGTTAAGAATTTAATTATAGACCAAATTGAAGATGTTTATGGTTGTCCTGCTAGTGATATATTGAGAGAGATACAAACATATCGTGATGATAGTGGAAAATACAGAACTTTTATACCGGGTAGTACAGCAGTTGCTTGGACAAATAATGGGGAACACATAGTAAATGATGATTTATATAGAGATGCTGATGATAATGATTTTGGTGACCCTGATAATGATAATAAAGTTTATTATAACCCTAATTGTTTTTTATTAGCAAACTGTATTTTAGATACTGATGATACAACAGTAATTTCAAATGATGAGCAAAACCCTATTGATGATTTACCAATGGGTAATAGGTCGGGTATTCACTTATATATCTATCCTGATGCTGATTTAAGTGCTACTGATGATTTATTAGAAATATATTTTTAAGGAGAATTAAGTGGCTTTAAATTATGGTATAGAGTGTCATATATATGAAGAAGATGGTGATACAAAAATAGCTGATGCTAAAGTAAGAGCATATTTTTATAAAGTAAATAGTAGTTCATCAGATTCAGTTTGGAATGGTGAAATAGAAATAACTAATGGCGTTGGACAAACATCTTTTAACTTAGGAGATGATAGTTTTTTAGGTTCTGATGGTAAAATAGATAACGGAGATGTTGTACTAATTTGTGCTTGGTTAGCTGATAATAAAGATAGTAGTGTAGATGATAAATCATCACAAGAAAGTGGTAAAATATCAAGATGTGTTAATTTTATACATACTGTTAATACAGATTCAAGTTCTTATACTGAGGCTTTTGTTATGCCTAATGTAGTACCACCATCTTGTGATATAACATTTCCTGATGATAATAATACTTCTCATACAGGACATAATTTTACTATTAAAAATAATTCAACTGTGCCTGTCGGGCCGTGGACTTATACTGCTGAGGATGAAGAAAGAGATGATTTATATCAAAATTTTACAAAATATAGCCAAGATTTATTTTTAGGTAGATATATAAAAGAAACTAATTATAATTTGGTTGAAACAAACCAAACTTTAGATGTTATAGATGATTTAACTTATAAATGGGTGGATGCTGGTACATATAATACAGTTGTTAGAGTTTATGATTATTTGGGTATATATTGTGAAGAAACATTTACATATGAGCCTAGATATAATAAACCAACTATTGATTTTGATTTTACATTTACAAAACTTCTTAATACAGATAAACATATAGGTGTTGGTAATGATGATGAAATGGATACAACTCAACAATCACATACAAATTATGGTGATACTTGGTCGCAGATAAATGCTAGTTTTGATTGGTTTATAGAAGATTATCTAGTAGATGGCACTGATAATTCTGATACTTATACAGATAAAGATGAAACATATGAGCCTACTAAATTATATAATTCTGAGGGTACAAGAGAAATAAAATTAACAATAAATTGGAATGATGGTTTTGATGACCAACAGGAAGTTTTAAGTAAAGATGCTATACTAGATGTTTATAATATTTCTTTAAGTTTCAATTGGACTGATGAAAAAAATAATACTGTTAATGATGTTTCAGTTCCTTTGGGTGATGATGATTTAGTAACTCTTCATAATAATTCAAGTGACAATGCTTCTCAAGATTATGATAGTACAACTCAATGGAAAACAGTTGATTGGAGCATAACAAAAAAGAAAAATGATGGTAGTGATGATAATGAAAGTTTTTCTTATTCAAAAGATAATGATGATTCTTTCAATGAAGAACCAACCTTTTTTATCAAATATTGGCATCACGATGATGATAAGGCTTTGGCTTCATTATCTATTGGTTATTGGGATGGTTATCAAGATGTTTCCAAAACTTTAAATTCTAATATAGAAACAGATAAATATCATATTAATCACGATTTTGTTTGGGATACAAAATTTTATGGTAGAAATAAAATTGTCACAAGGGATGATGATGAAATAACATTAACAAACCTTACAACTTTTACTCCACAAAATAACACTGATAATGTTACTGATTGTGACTATGAAATAACAAAATTAAAATATAAAAGTTATGATGATACAGATACAGAAGATGATAGTGAAACATTTGAATATGATGGTTTAACTGATAACCCTACATTCTTTTTAAGAATAGATGATAAAGCAACTGTTAAAAACACTATTAGTTTTTATAATGGGTATGAAAGTGAAACATCAGAATTAAGTAAAGATATAACTGCTGTTAAATGTACTCTAAACCAATATTTTAAGTGTACTTGTAGAAATGGTACAAATGTACCTATTGAGGGTAGAGATGATTTAGCAACTTTTACAAATATTTCTGATATTGAGAATTATTATGGGGATAAGCAATACACATCATCACCTAGATTTAATAGTGACCATTGGACTTTATTAATAGATTATAATGATTATAACTTCAAAGAAATTGATAAAATAGGTGGGGAACTTTGGGGAGAAACTAATACAATTGTTAGTGAGTTTGATAAAGATTGTGATGAAACTATAAGTGTTAATTATTTTTCAAAACAAGATGCTCAAAGTGTAAAAATGAAAACAAATTTCAATAATGGTTTTTATAATGAGATAATAGAATTGGAAAAAAGTGTTTCAACAACACCATATGAAACAATAGAAATAAATGCTATTTAAAAAATATAAAATATAAAAGTTCTATATAAGGAAAATAAATGTTAAGATTTACAGATACAATTCCAACAAGGGATACTGAATTTGCTTTTAAAGATGATAGTACAATTAATAGAGATAGAATAATGTTTATTAATTGGTACTTAACAGATAGATATGAAGATAATTCTATGACAACTGATGAAAGAGGTAATGATAATGCCCAAGAATGGTTAAATCAAGATAAAGATACTGAAATAACAACAAAAATTAATTCACAAGAAGACCATACATTAACACAAGAGGTTCATTGGGATGATGGTTTTAAAGAAGTTATTTTAACTAAAGAGTACACTATAAAAACTTCTAAGAGTAGTATTAATACTGATTTTGATTATTTTCAAATTTTTGTAACCGGCCCGGAGATACAATTTAGTAATATTACAACTGTTAATGATAATGCTGTTCAATTAAGATATGATTTATTTATTTCAGATAAAGATAATGATGGGAATGATACTTCAAAAACTTATGAAGGCTTAGGTGTTAATGATACCCAAGATGTTATTTATGATAGTGTTAGTAATAGCCCTTTTGATAATGATACTTATAATAAAGAAGTTAAAATTAAAGTTTGGTTTGATGATGGTTGGAATGAAGTATCTGATGAAGAAATTGCTGATATTTTAGTTAAACCAAATAGAATAAGCCAAGATTTTACATTAACACCTATTAGACACCCGTCAGATACTGAAACTGCTTCAAACAGTATAACAGGTAATAACCCTATAAAGTTTGAAGATTCATCAGATACTGAGCGTATAGATAGTGATGGTAATAAAGATTTTAGTTTTATTCAGAATGTTAAATATACTATAACAGAAGATTGTGGAGAATAAATTTACAATAAAATTCCGAGACCTATTGTAAATTTATTTTTTATTTTAAAAAAAATTATTCTGATTCTGTATATAATACAATAATATCATCAAATTCTTCAATAAGATTATTTTCTATTGTTATTGTATCATCAGTAATATCAGTAATTTGGTCTTGCTCTATTTGAACCATACCATTTATTGTTATCCAAACTTCTTCATCTGTATCTATATTAGAAGAAACTTTTATTGTATTATTATCTAAATCTATTTCAGGACTTTTATCTATTTTCATAACTTTATTTTGATATTATTTTATCTTTTTGCCAACATAAACAGTTGCTTTTCTTTTATAAAATTTCTCAATTATTTCACAAAATATTTCATTTGAAACTGAATAATGCCCATATTCATCAACAACATAACTTTCCTTATCTAAATAATCTTCTGTTTCTTTGTTGATTACTATATACATTTTTCCATTTTCTCTATCAAAAAGCAATTTGCCTTTTTCTTCATTTATAAACTCATTAAAAGTTGTCATTGTAAATACCTCTTTTTTTATATTATTTATTATATCTATTTTTAGCTTAATTTTATCTATATTATTCTAATTCATTTGAAATTGAAGAAAGATTACCATCAGCATCAAAATCAAGTGTCTTTTTTAACTTTGTATATACTGTATCTGCTGAATCATATATAGTTTTCTCTATAATTGAAAGATTACCATCAGTATCAAAACTTAAATCAGTCTTTTGTAATGTATCATTTGTATCAGGGTCTTTAATTTCTATCGAAGTAAGATTACCATCAGCATCAAAACTAAAAATTGTATTATCATTTCTATTATGATGAAATAATGTACTATGCTTTTTTACCCTTTCTTCTACTTCTCTATCAGTAGCAAGTGAATTATCTTGTTTAGTATATGCTTCTCCTGCTCTTGTTTGTGAAGCCCTAATTTTTGTTACTCTACCCATACTATACCTCTATTTTACTTCACAAGGACAAGGATATAACTCTATAAACTTTTTAACTTTTGAATCTTTAATATTTAACTTTTGATTAATAATTTTTTCTATTTGTTCTATTATAGAATTTTTAGTATTTAGTTTATATTCTTTTGATGTTCTATCATCTTGTTTTGCTATTATTATTTTATTTAATGATATAAGTTTCATATTTGCTTGTAGTTCTGTTCCATCATCTAACTGTAAAATATGCCAATTACTATCTATCATATTTTTTATTTTCTCTTCTAAAAATTCAGAAAAACTTATCATAACACTATACCTCTTTTATAAATATTTATAAAATAAAGGGTTAGAATGAAATCTCAAAAAGAAAATTTAGATAAAGTTTTTGAAAAATTAGTGCTTGGTTACGAGTTACAAAAAAATCAATCATATGTTGATAGAATAATGGCTGAGGGTGAATTGAGTGTTTTAGTAAAACTTAAAAAATACTATGAAATTCTTATGGAAAGTAAATTTTTAGCTAAAGAAAGAAAATCAAAAAACTTTAAAGATGATGAAACATCACTTAAAAAATGGGATGTGAATAAACAAGGTAAAAAGATTACACCTGAAACATATTCATTATATAAAGATTTAGAAAATGAAATTATAAAAGCAAAAGAAAAAATCTGTATAAAAAAATCACTTGAAGAATTATTTAATAAAATGAATAAAAATCTTGAAGAAACTTTATTTAGTACAGATTTATTAAATGATTTAATAGAGGCTAAGAAAAACAAAAAATACCCTGTTGATGTGCAATTAAGAATTGACTCAGGTAAATGTGCTTTAAAAAGACCGGGTAGTGCTAAAAAATTTAGTTGTGATAATGAAGTTGTTGAAGGTACAAAATATTGTAAAGAACACCTTAAAAAATACGACCCTATTACTTATACTGATATTTTCCCTAATGAAGAGTAGATGTTAAATCTACTCTAATATGTTATTAATAACTTCTGAATAAATATCTCTTTCAAAATTAGTTATTTTATATGCTTTATACTCTTCTTTTGTGCTTTTTAATGGGAAACCATTTTCAGAAGTAAAAGTATATTGTACCTCATCATCATTAATTCCTAATTCATCAAGAATAACATCTAAGTTTTCTGAATCAAAATTTAAAGAATAACTACCACCATTTTTACCATTTTGAAAATACTTTTTAAAAGTTCCACTAAATTTATCTTCATACTCATAAAAACTACCAACAAAATGTATTTGAGAATCTTTATCAGTTCTATACCAATCTTGTGTTGCTTTATCTAAATGTTTTTGAATCTTAACCTTAATCATTTTAAATCCTTTTTATGTTTTATGGTAAAATTATAGCAATTTAATACTTAAAATAATATTAAGAAAAATACTTAATTATTCTATTTTTCATTTCATCACTAACAGATTTTTCTAAGCAATATTTTTCTATACATTCAGTTGTAATATCTGAACATTCCTCTTTAATTTTTTTGATATGTGTTTTCATTCTAACCATACTATGTTTTTTCATAATAATCTCCTTTTTAATATTTATTTAGATTTTTTTAGATACTAATATCTAATTGTAGCGCCTTTTAATATGCCTGAACATACAGTTCCTTTAATTCTAACACCATTTGGATTAGTTGCTTTAAAACCTGTATGAAATTGGTCATCTTCACCACATTCAAAAAATTCATATCCTGTAATTTCAATGTTTGTAAACCCTTGTGACCTTAATGCTTGTTTTGCTTTTGAAGCATCAGTACAACCTGATAATCCAAATACAACAAATAATACTGATAATCCTAATACTATTTTTTTCATTTTTTATCCTTTTTATGTTTATGTGATGACATTATATACTAATAAAACTTATAAATACTTTAAAATACTAATAAAAAGGCTAAAAATGAGTTCTTACAAAATGAAAGAAGCAAAACCACCTAGAATAACTACTAATGATTTAAAAATGAGATATGAGGCTATTAAAGATGGTCTTGAAATTGAAGATGAAAAAATATTAGAAATGTTAATGGATACAATAGCATATGATGAACAGGGTATAGCTATTGTAATTAAATTAGAAAGTTCTATTAAAACATTAAAAGATTATTATGAAAGTATTAAAAGAAAATATCTATCTAAACTAGATTTAAAAGATATTTATAAATATAAAGAATTAGATATTGAAGAATGGGATTTTTTATCAAAAGATGAAGAAGAAACATTATTTAACATTAAGTTTTTTATAAGAAAACAAAAAAGAGAGTATATGTTAGCAAGAGCCGACCTAATGATACTAAGAAAGGCTGTTATAGATTTTATAGAGAATTATATAAGTAAAAATAATATAAAAACAGTACCTTTTGATATTATTACAAAAATTATAAATAATTATACATATAAAGATAGTATGTTTAATTTAGGTTATGATATAGAACATACACAAGTTACTGATGAGGTAACTATGAGAAAATTACATTTAGATGAAAAAACACTAAGATATACTATATAAAAAGCCTTTATAAATACAGTAGAGTAAGGATACCCTTACCAACTTAAACAATTCAAGTCTTTAAAATAAGACGGGAGGAATAAAATGGCTATTAAATCACTATTAAGACAAGCAACTCAAATCAGAGCTAGTGTGTCACAATCAGATGTAGATTTAGGAACAGATAATTCAGATAGAAATAATGTTGTTACAAGTGCTTCTTATTTAGAAGAAGATTTAAACAATGTTAGAAGTATGATTCTTGACATTACAGGAGAAACACTTTGGTCAGATAAACCACAAGTAACACTTGCTGATGTAGCAGGAACTTCAAACAAACTTATCTTTCAACCGGTACAATACAGTGCTACTGGTCTTAATGCTTCGGCAGACCTTGTAACAGATTTAGATGCTCCTGCGGGCTTAACTAACACTACTAATACAGAGGACTTAGGTTATGTAATAGATGATAGTGACCCAGCAAGTGTAGATTCTAAAGCAAAAGTATTTTTAAGAGATAAAGCAACTAATATGCCTATATTAGACGCTAATGAAAGACAAATTTTTGCTATTGCTTCTAATGATGGTAATGATAAAGTTAAACTAACTTTCTATACTGATAATGATGGTACTGCTGAGGCGGTTAATGTAACAGGTGATATTGAAGCACTTTTACCATCAAGAACTTCTTTAGCTGATGCTAATGAAAATTTTGCTATGGTTAATGCTGGTTTTGCTGATAAAGTAGGTGCTTTTGAAATTGGTGATAGAGTTTATACTGATGTAAATGATAAAGATGGAAACCCAATTTATGGTTTTGTAGAAAATGAAGATTTAACTGCAACAATCAATAAATTAGCTGATAAAGATGGTGCTGATATTAAATATACTAACAACATTGGAACAGTTACAGGTGTTACTTCTGATACTTTTGCTACAACTTTTGCTACTGATGGTGCTAATTATTTAGCTGATGATGATTCATATTACAGTGCTTTAGAAAAACTAGATGCTCAAATCAAAACTAATGAAGATGCTATTGCTAATGCAAGTGCTGATAAAGTTATTGAGATTATGACTGAAAGTATTGCTGAGGGTACTGCTCATACTTTACCTGATAGTAAAACTTACAAAAATGATGATAAAGACGCTATGGATTTATATGTAAATGGACAACAAGTAGTATCTGATGCTATTGCTGGTGGTGCTGGAAACGGTGACTATGCTGAGTCTAGTACAACTGAGGTAACTTTTAACTTCCCTATTGAAATAGGTGATGTTTTAACTTACAAAATCTACAAAGCATAATAGCTAGTAGATAAAAAATTAGGGGAAACCCTAATTTTAATATTTTTTATTGAAATAATAAATTAATCAATAAATATTTTTTTACCATCTCTTATAATTATTTTTTTATATTTCTTAATAGAAGTATTTTCATTCTGTTTTGGAATTTCTTTAAAAAACTCACAACTACTATTTTTCATTACTATTTTATTATCTCTTTTACAGATACCTGCGACTGATGCTTTTGATGTGAAATAAAAGCAATTTTTACATTTTTTAAGATTATTTAGATTACCCATTTTTTACCCCTTTGTTTAAACTAATTTAGCCCTATTTTTATTTTCAAAATATATAACTTCTGAATTTGAATAATTAATACCATTTATTTCAACATTATAAAATATTGTATAACTATCAGGAAACCTATTATATTGTTTTATTTCTAATTTAAAATTATACACACCTGATTGAATTTCATTCAAATCTATATCTTCAGGTGTATCTTCAAAATCAGAATTTGTGATATTTAGAAATTTATTATCAGAATTTCTCATTATCTGAAGTGTTGGTTGTAAACCTGTTAATCCAACCCCTCTTTTTCTAAGATGTAATGAACAAAAATAAGGCTCATTTAAGTATAACTTCATTACATCTCCTTTTTAAAATATTTATAAGGGATAGTATAAAACATCCAATGATAAAATCTAACACTCCTATGAAAAATAGTTCTTGTACTTTTTTTGACTTTTAAATCAGTCATTATTTCTAAAAAATACTCATCAGCCTTTTCATATTCTTCCTTATCACAAAGATAATCGTGTACTATAACAGCAGGTAGATAATCACTTCTATTAGGCGGCCATATAGCCCAAAATAGGCGAGGTATATTAGCACCATTAGTACAATACCCAGCAGGTACTACAATGTCTTTATATACAATAGAATTAATTAATTTAAACCTATCAGAATGAAGAGGTGTTACAATTATATCCTCATATTTCATATTATATCAACCTAAACCTAAATTTTATCTAAATATTTAGAAAATCTATCTTTAATTAACATATTTCTAAATGTTTCAAATCCATCATCTCTTTTTTGTATTTCTTCAAAAGGTAAAATAGTTGAGCCATTGTTTTGAACTAATACTATTACAGGTTTTTGATTTTGATAACTTTTATAAATTTTTTGAACTAATTCTAAATTAACTAATTCATTTTCTATTTCTATAAATTTCATTATAATACTCCGACAGTGTGTTTTCTATAAAGTTCTAATACAATAGAAACTTTTATATTTTTATTTGTTGAGCCATTAGAATTATTATAAGTAAATCTAAACTTAAAAATATCAGGGATTAATGCTATATCACTACTTTCTAATATAAGTCCAACATAATTAGTTCCTAAAATATTCACTTTATTAACAAATCTATTAACAATATAATCAACAGGAAATAAGAAATAATTACCTACCCAAGTTTCATCAGGTGCTTCTGAAGATGTTATATATTGTACTTCACCATCTATTAAATCAGCATTTCCATTATCTTCTTGTGCTATCATAGGTGTATTAGCTGGTAATACAACTTCAAGTGTTATTTCATCACCAAAAATAGCATTTTCCCAAAAAGCAAAACCATCTTTTAAATAAACATCTTCTAAAAAAGAACACTCTACTATTTTACTTTGTTCTTCATCTTCATTAGAAATAGCTAATTTTTGTCCATTACCTATTTCTCTTGTTTCTAAATTATCACCTGAACTTGTAAAATATAAAAAAGTGCCATCAAATGATGGTGTGCTATATATCTTCTTTGTTCCATCTCTATGAACTCTTGTTATTGTAGCCGGCATATTATCTCCTATTATTTAGAAAAAATATAAGAAAAATCATATATTTTAGAATTTTCTATAAAACTATTTTCTAAATTTTCTTTATTTTTTGTTATAGAGTAATAATTAAAATTATCTATTTCAAAATCTGATTTCATCCAAGTATGAGTTGCACCATTTGGTAGCCTATTAAAATATAAGTTATCTCCCTCAAACCAATCATTATCACTTATTGTTATTTTTTTATTATCTTCTTTAGCATTTATAACAAGATTAACATCTGTACCATTTGAAACTATATCTATTTGATAATAAGTATTAGTTTTAATTTTATCACTTTTTACTCTTTTATCATTAAAATTTAATTCAAGGCTTCTGTTTACATATCTTAAACCTAACCAAATTTGCCAATCTTGCTCATCTCCACCCATAGTAAATAAATAACATTCTCTATCAGTATTTATTTTTAATATAAATGATATACTGAATATATTTGATTTCATAATTTCAGATAAACCTTTAATAAAACTATAATTATCACCTTTATACTGTAACATTTTGTAACCATCATATTCTACTAAATCAGAATTATTTGTATCTAATATAGAACCATCAATATTATCAATATTAAAAACACCATCTTTAATTGTTATTAATTTTGTTATATCTTCTTCATTTGAACTTTCATCATCAATATCATTCTGATATAAATTAAAAAATATCCAATCTTGATTAACATCATCATAGATTTTACAATAAAAATAAGAGTTATCATTAAATGAAACAGATATATGTTTGAATTTATGTTTTCCCTCAGGTAAATAAATACTACCCTCTCCATTATTATCACTTGTAATAGCTACTTCTCTATCATCTATTGTTAATATAGCATATTGATTACTTTCTAATTTAAAAGTATAATATGAATTTTCTATTGTACTGAATATACCTTCATTAACAACAAAATAATTAGATAGTTCAGAAGTATAAAAATCTGATTCTGTAAAATCTATTTTATTAATTTTTTCTTTATATATAACATTTTCTATTTTTCTATATTCTTTTTCTAAAATATCAAAATGGAATTTTTTTGTAATTGGTGTTTCATCTAAATCATCTAACTTAAAATATTTTGAATTTACATACTCTACCATATTTGTATTAACTTCATTATTTGGGTGGTTCATTTTATATAAATGATATACCATACCTTCACTGAAAAAATAATTATATGAGCTAATTCTTCCTATTTCTCCAATAAAACCATATCTTAAATTTGATATAGAATAGTTACCTATTTCAAGTTTATTAAGAGTATAATTTCTTGTTGGTTTTGGTAATGAATAAGCAAAATTAGTATTTAGATATATGTTTACTTTTTCTTTATTATATGTAATAAGTATGTGATTCCAAATATCATAAGTAACATAACCTATATAAGCACCTTTACCTAAAACCCAAACATATATTCTACCTGATGTAGAAACCCATATTTTTATCTGCCCATTAGCAAGAAAATATTGTGTCCATCTAGCACCTTTTATAGGTTTTAAGAATATAGAGTGTGTAAACTCTTCATCTTTACTAATACCCATAGCTGAATTAAATTCAACACACGATGTTTTTGTCCATAATGTTTCTGAATCTTCAATAAAACCTTTAGCTGTTCCATTGTACTTATTAACATCTTCTATTACTGTTCCTGAAATTAAGTCTTGATTTCTAAAATCAATACTAAAATCCATAACTTTATCTTCTGTATAAGTTGGTTTTGGTAATGTATTTCTATTATATATTTCATCAAGATATTGTGCTTTTGTCTTTTTACCTGTTTCATCATAATAAGAACCATCTACAAAAATAGATGCTGTTACTTTTGTAACTGCTGTTAATCTCATAATAGGATTTAATAATTTATTATCAGTGTCCATCTCAAAAACATTCTGTTCTTCAACTACCACTTTATTCATAGGTTCACTAATAATTTGTGCTGAAATTTTACCTGAAAAAACTCTTAAAGTTGCTGATTTTAAATAACCCTTAAATTCTAAATCTACTGATTGTGCTTTATCTAAATTTAATTGATAATTATTATAATAATAGTCATTTGTTCTTTGTTCTTCAGGGCTTTTTAATGCTTCTTCAAATTCTGATATATTTACAATAGATACTTCCGAATTTACACCTGATAATAATTTTAATAATCTATAAGAATTTGTTAATTTTGTTTCATCAGGGTATAGTATTTCTATCATTGAATTGTTAAAATAATATAAAATTTCTTCTGCATATTTTTCTATTTCACTAGATGTACCAACTTCTGTTAATAATCTTTTTTCATTTACTTCAAACCCTAAACCGGCTACTACTATTTCTTCATCTGTTATATTTTTTATATACATTTTCTATCCTTAATCCTCAGGTATCCAAATTTTTCTTAATCCAACTATTAAAACAGGATTGTCTAAACTAGTACCTTTTATATAAACACCTAAACCGTCACCTTCATCAATAGTATAATCTAAACCATCTACAAATAATTGGGCTATATCATCATCACCAATATCTAAAGTGAATATATTTTCATATGTAGCACTACTACCCCATCCACCATCATTAGTTTCTGTTATATTTCTAATATCCATAACTTCACCATTATTTTCATCTGATGTAGCATATTCTAATTGAGTAATACAATAAGATTCATTTGGATAAACATTAAAAGGTATTCTATCACATCTTATTTCAGGTACATATTTCATATATTTATTTTTTTCATTAGTTGTATCGGAATAAAATATAACTCTTATCATTGTATTATCTAAAAATTTTTGTCTTTCTTCGTCCCAATAATAAGGTAAAGCAATAACTTTTAAACCTTCTTCAGGGTCATCAGCCCTTACCATAACCCATTCTTTATCAGAATTAGATTTAAGTATCATATTTTCATCATCAGGTTCAGGTAATAAATCATTAGGGTCAGTTGTTTGAACTGAATCCCAATAAGCATTTGAGCCATCTGTTCTTAAATATTTCCCATCTTGGTCTGTTTGGTCGGGTAGAGATGAGCTAGAACTAACTGTACTCCAAACATAATCAGTACCATCAAATTTAAGATATGTATCACTATCAGTTGCTTTTGGAGGGTGTAGTTTGTCATCATTATGCTGATTAAATCTTTCTTCTAATTCATCTTCAGTAGTAAAATCTTCATCTAAAACTTGTGACTCTCTAATCTTAGTTCTAGCCATATAATAATCCTCTTTATGAGTATTTATTAAATAATATTTTTATTATTTAGTGTGAAGACCATACTTTAAGTGTACCCCAAAAAGCCTCATTGGAAAATGGATTAGTAGTATAAAATTCAATGTAATTAGTTCCTTTGATTTTTATTATTTTATGTTCAAAAGAAATTTTTGATGTTTTTAGAGCCATAATTAGTTTGTTAATAAAAAGATTAAAAAATTTATCTCTTTTATAATATCTAAATCTAATATAAGCATAGGGATTTTTATAAACATTTTTTTCAGGTACAATTAACATTTTATATTCATCATCTTCTTCAATATTAGCACCAAAAGTATATACATTTCCTATATTATAATCTCTTGATATAGTAAATTTTTTATATTTTTGTTTTAAGTTCTTTCTAATTTTATTAACATCTATTTCAATTGGTTTTTCAGAGCCATTTTCTATTGATTTTAATAAAAAACTTATAGCATTTCTATTATGATAAATTGTTTCTTGTATTGATTTATGTTCTTCTTGAGAGTAGAATAAAATATTATATCTATGTAAAGCACCAATATTTAAAGTGTCAATATCTATTTCTATTTTATTTTGTTTTTTAATAAGCATTATATGCCTTTATAAGTGAATTTAGATTAGGATAAAAATCCTAATCTATTTGGTATAATTATTTATTAACCTTTATAATCAACAACTATATTCATACCAGCAAAAGGGCTTTCAGCGAAAGTAATTTCATCACCATCTGTATTAACAGTATAGTCATTTGAATCACCTAAAGCAAGTCTGATACCTGAAACATAAACTGCTTTAATTCCTGTTGAACCTGAAATTGTAAGTTTACTATCAGAAACAGCACTAGCATCAGTATAAAGTGTATTATCACTACCACCAACTTCATCAGCAAGTTCTCTAAGAGCATCTTCTACATTATCTTTACCAACAATATCGTCACCTACTAAATCATAAGTTTTACCTGATAAAGTTTGAACAACTGTTGCTGTTACAACATCATCTTCAGCACCGATTTCACCTAAAGCAAATTTAGAAGCACTTGTATCTTTATAAACTAAAGAACCATCTGTACCATCTGTAATTTCAACTGTAAGTCCAGCACCATTTGCAGTAGCGGCTGTACCACCTTTAGCAACTGTAATATTTTTATCTTCTACATCTAAAGTAGAAGTATTAGCTGTAACTGTATCACCATTAACTGTAAGGTCACCAGCAATAACTACATTACCATTTGTACTATCAACTGTAAATTTATCAGTATTAACTGCTAAATTACCTGTAACATTAGCGGCACCACCAACATTAACATCAGCAACAGTTGTTACACTATTAAAGTCATAATCACCTGTTTCATCAATTTTAGCGGGTGTTATAGCCTTATCAACCATATTGTAAGTATTTACTGTTGCTTCAGCAATTTGCCCTTCACCAGCGGCATTCGTTGTTTTAGCACCATCTATATTATCTTTTACGAGCCATTTTGACCCTGTAATTCTTGTAACTGCCATTTTATTATTCCTCCGTTATAGAATGGATTAGACTTAAATCTAACCTTAACACTATTTATATGGAATATTACGAGCCTAAAATAGCATATTCTAAATTTTTAATATCTTTATACATTTCAGCTATTGATTTAGGTACTACTTTAATCATTTTTGTTGTATTAAGTCCAAAAACTGTATCCTTACCAATAAGAGTGTAAGTACCTAATGTATCAATATTCAGAGAAACTTTATATATACCTAGATTACCTACTCTATCAACACTACTCCCATCTGAAATATTTTCATATAAAGGTTTATGAGTTGTTATAGAATTTCCATCTATATTAGTTATCTTATATATGTAGTTACCTATTTTTACCCTATCACTTATTGAAAAACCTGATGAATCACTTAAACTTATACTACTTACACCTGAGTCGTGATTACCATCTGTTGTGGTTGAGTTTGTATCATAAGGTTCTTCGATTTCAGTCATACTTAAATTTTCTTGTAAATATGTATTATCATCTTGGTTAAATATATTACATTTAAAATAAGCCCCAAAATAATCATTTGCTACTATTTGAGCAATACCATCTTCATTTACTATGTATATACCATCCATTTTACGCCCCTACATTATTTGGAAAAATCCAAAATATTTCTTCACTTTGTTGTGAATTTCCAACATAACCACTATTATCATCAACTTGAATGTTAGCACATTCTTCAAAACTAACTACAAAATCATCATCATCTATAACAAACAAATAATCACCATATTCCAGCCCAAGGTGTTCTGTTGTGTATAAACCATCTTCTAAATATGTTAAATTTTCTTCTTCTATTACATCATCTACATTTGGTACTTTATACAATTTATAACCTAATTCTTCACCTGTAACAGTTTCTTGAATATGGTATGCTTTATAATAAGAACTATTTACTCTAAAAGATAAAATAAATACCTCATCATTATAATTAACCTTAAATAAAAAATATCCCTCATCATCAAAAACAAAGTTATATGAATAAATATTATCCCCTGATGTAGCCATATCACCACTTTCTATTTTATCATTTTCTTTAAAAATATCTATTGTTGGTGTGTTATCATCATAACCTAAGAATAATATTTTAATAGAGTCATTTAATGATTTACATTTTGAACTTCTAGTGATTGTTGCTGATGAAACAATAGCATTAAATTCAAATTCTTTAGATGTTATATCAGTATTTGTCTTATTAACAGCATATTGAGTAATCTTAAATTTATCTGAAATACTAGGAGAAAATTCAATATGATTTAAGTTACTTTCTACTATAAGTTCATTTGTATTAGAATTTATTATTTTATAATAATTATATAAACTTTCTGATGTTTCTACCAATTTGTTAGAACTTGTCTTAATAATGCTTTCAGTAAGTGTAAAATTTGCTTCATCTGATGTTTCAGAAAAAGAATTAGATGTATCAATGTTAAATTCTACTTTATTATCATTTATATCTATATTAACAAAATCAGAAAATATTTTATTATCATTTTCATCAAAATAAGTTAGTATTATAATATCATTTTTAAAAATCATAGTATCTGATGTTAGAAAATCATCATCACCTAAATTAAATTGATAATTATTTTCAGTAATATCAATAGTTTTAGATACCTTTTCATTCATATCATATTTAATATAAGTACATTGTAAAGTTCCAACATCTTTATCTATATCTCCATATATACAATAATTAAAAACCATAAAAACACCTTATATTGTATATCTATATTTCATAACAAGTGAAAACTGAATATGCCCTGAATCTTCCAAATCATCAGGTAATTTAATACTTACTCCAACTTTTGCTTCATCTCCATCTTGTCCCACTTTACTTTGGTCGGCAGGTGTAGCATAAATATAACCATCTAATTCTTCATTTGAACTTTTAGAGTAATCTAATGATGTACTTGCTAATGGTAAAGATGAAAATGATAAACCTTTATTTTCATATCCTAAACCATTTGTTTTAACTGTTTCATCATTTCTATCCATATGTAATCTTACACCCATTTCAGGGTTATTATATGCTAATGTTCTCATCAAATCATAGTCGGCTGTACTTGTAGTTATATTACCATCTTCATCAAGCCCACCATTTCTAAAAAAATTAGGATTATATGGTAATCTACTATCATCAGCATCAGGTACATATCCACCCCATTCTAAACCCAAAGCCCTAATATAAAATGATGTATCATATATAGGATTTTCCCCATCGTGTCTAAAATAATACCAAATAATTGAAGACTCTTTACCTGTTTCAAGGTCACCAAAATCACTACCTACAAGACCTTTAGCACCGCTATTATCAAAAATAAGAGTATCAATATCATTACCATTTGATTCATATGAAGCAGTAACTATAATATTCATTATTTTTCCTTAAAAAGTGTAACTCAATCTCATATATAATGCCATTTGTCTTTTTCCAGCATCTTCTACATATTGAGGTATATATAATCTTGTTTTAATCCAAGCATAATCTCCACCAGCATATCCATCAAAAGGGTCAATTACATCTGCTGTTCCTGAACCACCCGGCTTACCATCAAGATTCAATTCTCTAGCATTTTCTAAACTATCCATATAGCCTGTTGCTATTTGGTTATTAGTTTGGTCTTCGGTTTCATCTTTATAAATTAAGTACATACCATCTTGTGGTGTACTATCAGTAACATTATTTTTTGAGTCATCACCCCATTTTAAAATTTCATTAAAATCATCCAAAGCACCCTGAGCATCATCTGTATGAGTAAACCCTGAACCACCTGTTCTTGTGTTTGTTGTTGGTTGAAAATAAAATTTTACACCTGTTATCGGTTCTTCTGCTGAGTGAGATATAATAATATCAAAATCACCTGAACTTTGAGCATTTGTTAAAGCCCCTAAAAAAATACCTGTTGTATTACCATCTCCTGTTAATACTGTACCTAATTCTGCTTCATCAGTCCATCTTAAACTTTCTTGTGAGTCTGGTACAGCACCAGCATTTGAACCTTGAAAATATATTATAGGTTTTGCCATAATGAGTTCTCCTATGTTTTATTGTATTTATAGAAGAACCCTTTTGTAATATAATTATAACATAGCAACCTTATATTATTCTGAAACAAAAGAACATTCTTCACTAACTATAATTTTAATTATGTAAGGAATTGGTTTTGGGCTTCCGTTTATATCCATTTCATAATATAAAGGGTGGTCAAAATCACTTACTAATGTTTTCCAAGTTCCTAATTTTTGATTCCAAAATTGTACATCAATAATTTTATCTTCTATTTGAGGTTTAATTTTATCATTAAACATAGGTTGGTTAGACTTATTATATTGTCCATCAAAGAATGTTAAATTTACACCTTGTTTTAACCCTACTGTTCTTGCTTCTTTTTGTTTTTTACCTAAAACCAATGTATAAGAATCATCTAATGAATGATAATATAAAAATTTATCTTTTAACTCTATATTAGGAATTTGTTTATCTTTTATTATAGTTCCAAAAGTATTTTGTTTAGAATCAGAATAAGAAATAAATTCAGGTATTTCTTTACTTAAAAAATCTAATTGGTTATATAAACCATTTTCTATTGTTGTTAATTCTTCACTTTGTTTATCCCAGTAATTTTGAACATTTTCATTAAAATTACCCTTACCATCTGAATAACCCCAAGGAACTATGTTATAACCTTTTCTTATAAAATAATAAACTAAATCTAATACATCAAATTCTAAATTAAGAGTTTTTGAAACTGTTGCTATAAATAATTCAAGATTAAATTCTTGTTTTGAATTAATACTTGTAAAAAATTCTAAATCAATATTATAATCTTTATTGATTTTATCAATAACATATTCTATTTGAACATCATTTTCTGTATTAATAAAGTTATCTATTTCAATATCTAAATTATAATAATCAGTTATGCTTTGAACATATTCTAATGTTAATTCATAATCTTTATTTAGGTGGTCTATATTATATTCAATATCTGTATTTGTATCTTCAAGTACACTATTAAAACTTTCTAAATTAATTATTTCATCTATATTATAAACATTTTTATATTCTAATTCTAATTCACTTAAAGTGTTAATTGGTGCTATATTACTTTCTATATCAACATATAATGATTTATTTAATTGATATATGTCATATTCTATATCTATCTTAACATCTTCTAAAATATTCAAATCAACTTCAAATTGATTTCTCATAATAGCCAATACATTACTAACATTACATTCCAAAGGTAATTCATAATTCCAAACACCTTTATGATAAATTTGAAACTTGTTATCTTTATATGCTAAAGGAACAGCAAAAACTTGTTGATTAATTTTTACCTCTTTATCTCTCATAAATTCTAAATCAGCTACTAATGTTGAATAAGATGTACTTAATAATGTTTCAAAACTAACATCATAATTTTTATTTATATAATGTACATTTACATCGTAATCAAGTGTACTATCATTATTATAAACTCTTCTATATTCAAAATTAGTTATATAATCATAATTTATTTTTGAATCAATTTCAAAACCAATATCATAACTTCTTGAAAGATAAGGTATATCATATTCTATATCTAAAATATAATCTTCATTATAAACTCTTCTATATTCTAAATCTAAATGCTTATAACCTGATGTAATTGCTGTTTCAAAATTTATGAATGAATCAACCATAGGATATATGTCTAATTCTAAATCTAAATATTCTATTAAAGGATAATAATTAATAAATTCAAAATTAAAAATTTCATCTATTATGAACTCTTTTATATATTCAACACTTAATATTCTCTTATTCTCAGCACTTGTAAGATTTTCAAAACTTAATAATTCATTATGAAAAGTTGTTCTATATAACTCAAAATCAAGTGTACCATCATTATTATAAACTCTTCTATATTCAAAGTTTAAATAAGGATATAATGAAGTAAACATATCACATTCTATATTTGTAATATTATTTTCATTATAAACTCTTTTATATTCTAAATTAGTTGTATAATCTTTTAATGTTTTCTTGTTGAAGTCAAATGTTAAAGGGTAAACTTGTCCTTCTAGTTTTTCAAGTTCAATATTTGTTAATACACTGAATGAATAACCACGAGCAAATTCAAAAGGTAATTCAAAAGTATAATATCTAGTATCAAATTCAATATCAATAAATGGTTTTTCTTCAATAGGCGGGAAAAAATTTAATTCTGTATTTAAAGGAATATACTTATCTAATCTATTTGCTTCAAACTCAAAAGAAATTATATATTCAGGAAAATTATAAGATAACTGAAAATTATCTATATTATAACCCCAAGGTATTACTCTTAATTGTTCAGGTATTAATCTACTAAGTACACTATTATCAAACCAATTGTATTCTATTGTTTCATTTACAATATCATCTTTAATATCATCATATGTAGTTGAAGAATCAGCTAATTTATGTATGCTATTTTCTATTTCTAAATACCCTTTAGAAAAATCTAATTCGGTTTTAGTTATTTTATTTGTAACTCTACTATTAAAAAATTCTACTTCTGAAAAAGAAATAATAATTTTTGGTGTATTTGTAGATTTACCTTTTTCTAAATGACTTAAAAATTCATATTCAGAACTAAAAAGTAAATCTATATCAGAAAGTCTATTATGCTTTTTAATATTATTATTAAAAACACTAATATTAGATTTTTGTAAACTCAAAATAGACTCCTTTGTAAATATTTATATAAAAGTCTATTTTTTCAAACCATTATAAGCCGCTACTCTCCAATACCATTTACCTTTGTGGTCTAATAATATTCTAGCACCTGTAAATATCTTTTTGCTTCCTGTTGATGGTTTTGAACCCCTTGAAATATCATAAGAATCTATTTCAGGAACTCCTATACCCATTTCTTGCCAATTTTGGCTATCACTTGAAAAATCAGGCTCAATATAAGGATTCCAACTATCATCTTCTAAAAAATAAAATTTAACAGTATCATCATAATAACTACCTTGTTCTTTCCAAGAGTCTATTGTAATCGGCCCGTTATATTTAATCAAAGCATTTTTAAGGTGTGGTGTATGAATACCATCTTCTGTTCTTAAAATAAACTTAAATACTACATCTGAATTATCTTTATCAAAACCACCACTTTTATTATATATAGGGAATGTTAAATTTATAGCATCCTCATAATTCATAAAGTCGTTAGTGTTTGTTACAATAACCCATTCATTATTATCAAAATCAAACACTTTAAAATTTTCTCCACCATCAAAACTAACACCAACAAGCAAAGTAGAATTTATAGCATCTATATCTAAAACTAATGTATTTAACTTTGTAATAGTTTCTTTTCTCATTTCTAATGTATATTCTTTTTCTTCTGAATATGAAGGCTCTTTATTAATTATTGTATCTTCTTTTCTTGTACTTAATCCTAATAATTTAAAAGGATTTTTAGCATTTCTATGTCTTAATCTACATCCATAATAACACCATTTGGCATCATCTCCTGTTGAATATGTTTCAAGATGATGAGGTTCTTTTGTTATATAACCTCTTCTTAATAATTCATCAGTATTAGTTAATTCCCTATCCCATACTTTAACACCACTTTTATAATTATCATCATTTGGCGAATGTACCCAAGCACTAATAGTTTGATAATCTGAATTAGTAGTTCTAAAAGATAATGTATAAATGTATCCATCTATTAATGGGTATGGTAAACTACTGTTTACATCAGTTGTTACATTCCAATCTATTACTTTTTTCCCACTATAAACAGTAACACCAATAATCATAGTACCATCTGTTTTTTTCTTTAAACCAAAAAAATGATTATAATAATTTACATAATTATAAACAGGTTCTGTTGCTGATGAATTTATACCAACTGTTAAAGATATATGAGAATCTTCATCAACTTCTAAATCTTTATATATAAAAGTAACTTCAGGAAAATCTTCATCAAAATTTATTCTGTTTGGTGACCTCAAAGCAATATCACCAAAATCATCTTTTTTCTCAATAGTACCTATATCTGAAAATATCATATTATGAATAATATCATCAGAATTTGCTAAATCACTTTCATCATATATCATAAAATCATTAGCACCATTTGGTTTAAAATTAACTAAATCTCTGATTACCATCTCTTCTTTAATAGGCTTCATAGTTATATTACCGATACACATTTTCCTATTGTTAGTTGTATAATAAGTAGATTTTATATTACTTCTATCAACAACTGAATTATCAGTTATTCTTGAATATGAATTATTTGAAACATAATCAAGTTTTTCCAATATATCATTCCCTTCCCATAAACCATTATATGGAACTCTTTTTGCTTCTATGATACCACTTTCAAAATCATAAAATAATTTATAATTTGGTACTTTATGAAGTTCTTTAATTTCATCATATATTAATAAATCATTATGATGAATTAATTCTATTACAGAAGCATATACATCATATGTATCAGAATCAAAAGACTTAAATAGTCTAAAATGACATTCTGAGCCTATTGGGTCTATAAAATCATCAGTTGTACTCGGCAATGTTTTCTTAATTAGAACACCATTAAGATATAAGGAAATGTTACCATCATTTCTAACAATACTTAATATATTTTCACCACCTATTGTTAATATATCTCCATACATTACATAAGCACCTGCTGATTGAAAAGTTAATCTTAGTCCTGATTTATATACACCATTTATAAGTCTATAATCTAAACCAATTTTAAAAACATTTGTTTCACCTACACTAATTGAAAAATAAGTTGGGTATGTAGCATTTCCATTTATTTGTAAATCATCAATATAAAATTTTACTGTTAATGTAGCATCTTTATCATAAAAGAATATATTAGGAATATCTTCCTCATTTGTACCATCTATTGCTAAATCTACATAACCATCTTCACCAGCATCGCAAACAATTGTATTGCCATATAGAAAGTGAGGTCTGTAATCAATTAAATCATAATCTTTTAATGACACATTAGAAGCAACTGAATCAGAAATATTACTAACATCATCAACACAAAAATCTATATAATTTGTAACATCAGAACTTTTAGGTACATTACTATAATCTATTTTAAAGTTTTCTATTGGTAAATCAATATTTGATGAACCTGTAATAATTGTTTGTCCTTTATAGAATATTTTATCTGAGCCATCATAATTTATTTTATTATTATCATAATCAACACTAAAACTAAGAGTATCTATTTCTTCTTGTATATCAGTATTTGTACCTCTTTCAATTAAATAAGGTGTTTTTAAAAAATCAGTTATATCATTGTATCCATCATAATCAACTGCCGAATAAGGTAATATAAAACTATCATCAATATAACCATTTTCAAAATTTTTAATAATCTGTTTTTTGGTATATGAAAAATTTGGTATTGTTGATATTTCAATTCTATTTTGTAATGACCCTGATTCTTGTAATGGTTGTAACCAAACAAAATTTACATATTCATTATTAAATTCTTCTCCATTATAAGGATTAATTTGAATTGGTGGATTAACAATACTTCCTAAATTTTCATATTCTACCTCAATATTTTTAATCTCAGGTGAAACCCAATATTTAGATGTTTTGAGTATTATTGCTATATCAATAGTTTTACTTTCATCACTTGATTGATTTTTTATAAAAATATTAGTAAAACCAAACCAATCTTCAACATTTAATAGATTTTCTAAATTTATACATTTTCCTAAATCTTCTTGTGAAGTTTCATCAATATTTAAAAGTGAAATATTTACCCCATCACTTTCTAATGTAAACCATTTGTCACCATTATCAATACTAAAAGCAACCTTAATTTCAGTTCCTAAAGGAATTGAATAACTAGATAAATAACCTAATATTTTACCCCAAATTGAAATATCAATATTAGCATATCCTTTAGTATATAATTTATAATAATATCCATCTTCATATATAGGGCTTAAATGTCCGTGGTCATAACCTAAATCATAACTATTCCAATCACCATCTGTTTTAAAATAATCATCAGTATCATCAGTATGATTTAATTCTTTAAACTTTCTATTAATAGCACTTGTTCTAATATATTCTGATAGTACATCTAATGTAAGAGTATCATCACTCCATTGATAAATTGTTTTATTATCATCTACTTCTACAACGAACCTATCTATTTCAAATTGCACTTGTCCTTGGGCATTAAAATAATCAATATGTGCTGTTTCATAATGTCCTAACCAAAAGTTTGTGATATAAGTATTCTCTTCTGATAAATTACCTGTATTACAATTTCTTATACTATGTACCAAAACTTCTTCTGTTTTTAATAATAAAGAACCACCTGCTCCTCTACCTGACCTTCTTCTAGTTGTTCTAGTTCCTGGGTATGCTAATAATCTTGATGTTTCATCTACAAATTCTATTTTTGGTGTTTGAATTATTAGAATACCCCCACCACAAGAACCTATAATATTATTTGCTTGGTATGTATCACCACCAAAACCACTACTAGTGGTATGAGTACCGAAAACAAGACATCCAGCACCTACACCATTATAAATTTGTTCTGATAAATCATCAGATTTAGGCATTTTTGTACTATAAGATGTATTATCTGTATGTTTTAAACCATTATTACCAAAACCTCCGGGTCTATGAGCCATTTCATATGTTTCTTGAAGATTATTTCTAGGGTCACCTTTGTTTATTAAATTACAAGGTACAGCCCTTCTATCCATTAAATCTTTGTTTTCATAACTTTCACTTTTTATTCTACCTGAACCATTCGGGCCGCAAGAAGCAAAATAATAGTGCATTGCATCACCTCTATATCTTTTATAGTAACCATAAGCACCATTATAACCATAAAAAGAACCAATATAAGCATTTGAATTTATCTTAATACCTTTTTTAGACTTTATAAAAAAGATTGATGTAGGGTATGAAATTAACATCTCATTCCAATCACTATATTCTTCGTAATTCGGAACCCAAGTAGTTCTATTACTATTTTCATTCATTCTATAATATTTGTTATTAAATATTTCTAAAAATTCAAATTGATAAACTAAACTCATACTTGATATTACATTATGTTCTGAATAATCTAAATCAGGTGGATTTTTAATTGAATAATGAATACCATCTTCATCAATAATTTTTTCTTTTATTGTAAGAATTTCCCATTTCCCTAACTCATCAATAAAAGCATCACTTTGGATATGTTTTTTATAAATTACAACCTCAT